AAAATCTAGCGCAGATTGGCTTTTATTTAATTGATCTACAATGTAACCAGCAACTGGTGTTGAATACCTTGTTTTCCATGCATTTTGATGGTAGTAAACCCTTGGATTTACAAGGTTATCTTTATGGTTCATCTTAACTTCTAGCCACGCGCTCTTTTGATTATAATTGATGAGCACATCTGAGTAGTCGGTTCCAGCCACCGGGCGAACCGCGTTTACGTTTGGTAATGTATTGATGTGAGAGGCCACCATATGTTCGTGGCGATCAGATGCTTTAGACATATCTTGATACGAAAAGGGTGATCCCGAAGAATCACCCTTAGAAAGACCAGTGCGGACGAGAGGAACCACCACCTAATCCGACTGAACGGATCTACCTCGTCACTTCCTTGAGCTTAGACGTTAGCGCTTGCCACTTGGACTGCAGATCCAAACGCACTGTGGGAGAGTCTACCACTGGTAGCTCTCTAGTGTACGTATTTATACAGATCAGTCGATAGTATAAGGGCGCGGCGGAAAATAATTTTGATTTGGTACTTGTCGAAGCTGTTGATTTTCGACAGAAAGTCTCATGACTTCGGCTTGTAGTCTAATCACTTCTGTCTGAAGACGCTTGATCTCTGCTTGAGCTTCTTCGTACATCTCTGATGCAATACTAAACATTTGGTGTGTCGATTCCAGGTCTCATGTTAGTGTCTAAACCAGTTATAGCGAGATGCCAGTTGGCCAGAGCGGCTGCCGTGCTGATGGTGTGGTGCTTAGCTTTATCTACATCACCATGAACATGAGCATCAGCAGCTTTCTGAGCTAGATAACCAATTAGCCAAAACCAATCAAATGGAGTCTTACCTGCGTCGTGTTGTGCACCCCAACGCTCTCTTTGATAAGCCGCTTCAAGAACGACACTCTTCGAAAAGTCTTCGATCTCAGGACTATTAACTTGGAGTTCGAGGTTTAAGAACTTCTCTTTCCAGTATAACGCATCGTCCTGAGCTAGAGAATATTCGAGAAAATAATCGTCGCTCATACTTCTGTTAGTTCAAACCTCTGCAAGAAGAAGTCTGGGATCCAGCCGTTGAAGACTCCACCAGAGTTCAGGACCTTGTGGATGTTTCGAACCTTGGTTTCGTCTTCAGATTCATAAACATCTTTAGTCTCGCCATCGTTAACCTCGATGATCTTGAATTTACTTTCGCTCGTCCGGACCCTGTAACCCATAATGTTCCTCAATAATACTAATACGACGGATGATTTCTTCTATGTCTTCTTCGACTGATGTGACATCATCATCGAGTTCGTCCAGGTGGTCCTGCAGATGGTCTACGTCATGACAACAATCACAGCTGTTGTCATTAAGTAAACCAAACACCCAGACGAAAAATAAAATGGTTAAGAAAGTCGCCATTTAGTAGTCGTAACTCCCGCTATCATAGCTGCTACCACTGTCGTACGAACCATAGTCGGCCGAGTTATCATAGTAGCCAGGATCGTAACCAACATCGACTATTGGAACGTCGTAATAAGGATCGATGATAGCTTCTTCTACAGCAATAACAGCCGCAGCAGCAAGTAGGTCCATAGCGGGATCGTAAGTATCGTATACGACAACAGGAGCTTGTTGAACTATCACCTGAGGGTTCTGCTGCACGATCACAGGTCGAACTTGCTGAACAGGAGCCGGAGCTACGTTCTTTCGAACCGCTGTAGTCGGAGTGCCGTTAGAGGTAGCACAAGGTATTTGTTCAGACTGATCAGAAACTACAGGTGGTGCAGGAAGATTGAGTGACTTAACCATATAGACGTGCTGACTCCTAAATGCAGCTAAGATTAAAACAGTAACAATGAAACAAACTATAAAAATAAAAGCTATAATCATTCTTTCTCCTCATAATCGCTATGATAATCAGTAAAATCTCCTCGCTTAAGAAGACTATGAGCGATCAAACCAGCTCCAAGAGCTGCGGCAGGTACGAATAGGAGAAGAAATAATGGGAGCATTTATTTAAAGCCTTTAAATTTGCTTGTGTCAGAACGACTTTCTTCTTCGAGTCGTTGACCGGTGTTTGTTCGGTCCATCACTGGACCGTCTAAGATATCCTCTTGAGCTGATTGCTCTACGTCGTAGAGCCTCATCTTAGATTTGTGAACGCCAATGACAAACCTCTTACACTTGTTCTTATCGGCGTATCTGTTTTTGAGCTGCTTAAAGAGATATTGTCCGAGATCAGCTAGCTCTTCAGTTTCCATGACGCCAGGCATAAGATCTGCTGTTGCTGGAAGTCCAAACGATTCTGAGGTGTCACCAAGATCGAGGTCTGACGAATCGTAACCTGATCGAGTTGTCTGAGTAGCGCTGACGATAGGTACCCCATATTCGACAGCGAGACCACGTAGTTCCTCAGCAATTGCCTTGACGTACGTGTAACTGTTGACATTAGATCCGTGTCGTATTCTACTTGACGCACAGATGTTGAGATAGTCGACATAGATGATGTCCGGACGGAAGTTCTTCTTGAGACGAAGCTCATTAAGCAGATGTCTGAAGTTACCAACGTGAGCCGAGGCTGTTGGGAACTCCTTGACGATAAGTCGACTCTTAGCTTTCGCTCTTACCTTATCTGCCTTCTTAGTCAGGACAGAGATGTCGATCTTATCTAGATCGTCGAGGTCTACGTCGAGTAGATTACCGTCGATACGCTGACTGATCTTTTCCTCTGACATCTCCAAAGTGATGTAGAGGACATTGTAACCCATCGAGAGGTGCGAAGCGGCCCAGTCACACATGATGAGTGACTTACCAACGTTAGTACCAGCCAAGATGATGTTAAGCGTCTTAGCTTCTAGACCGCCCTTAGTGATCGCATTAAGAAGCTCGATGCTGAATGGCATCTTAGCTATCTTCTTACGATAACTCTCGAAACGCTCTTCGAAGTTCTCCAGGTAGTCATGACCAATGTTCGAGTCAAAACCAACCTGGAGAGCTGCAGTAAACAACTCAGGCAGTGAGCCTGGAGCCTCGCCCTCCTTGGGATTATCGAGGATCTCGATAGCCTTACGGACCGCGTTGTAGATCGCTTTGTCTTTACAAAACTGCTCGGTGTTCTCCATCAACCAATCGATGGAGTCCAGAGTAGCATCGTTCAGACCGGTGACAAGTTCCTTCGAAGAGGAGAAGATGCTCTCATCGAGATCTCTCCTCTTGTCCAGATCCACCGATAGTGCACTGGCAGTCGGTGCTGTGTTAAACTTGTCGTAGTAGCTATCGATAAGTTCGTATACAACCTTATCTGAGCGACTGTGGAAGTATTCGGACTTAAGAAAAGGTAAGGTCTTTCGAGCGTATTCTTCGTTGAAGACCAGATTGTTTAGAATTACTTGTTCTATATTCATTATTATCCTTGTACCCTCTTAGTTTAACACAGAACTAGGAAAATGTCAAGGACTTTTAATCTTCGACTAGATCCTCATCCAGCGCACCTTCGAGGTCAAGCACAGTTTCAGTTGCTAGAAGCTGCTGTACTGGCAGACGATACTTGTTTTCGATGAACTTACCGAAGTCGGTGTTCTTCAAGATCGATAGCCAGATCTCGCTGTTAGTATCGATATCATCTTCACGGAAGCTCTTACCAACGAGCTCACCGGTCTCTCGATCGACAATCTGATACCAGCCTGGCTTTGGCTTAGCGACGTAACCACCTTCGAGCGATAGCTCTAGGAAGCCAGACCACTTGTTGATGCCACCCTGATACATGACGCTGATCGGGATCTTCGCCTTCTCCTTAGTGTAACGAGACTTCTCGACATTAAGGATGAAGTGATAACCATCGATGGTCTTATCGGTCTTCTCTTGCTGACGGCCGATGATGAAGATGTTATCGGCACTGTAGTAGATGCCGGTACCACCAGAGACGACTGCCTTCGAGTACATCTCCTGAGTCTGATAAGTGTGGTTAACCACGATCATCGGAATGTCCTTGATCGTAAGATGTGGTGTGACCATACGGAACAGCGACTTGAGCTGCTTAGCACGAGTCATGTCGGCTACAGACTTACCCTCAAGAGCGTCATCAACTTCCTTCTTGGAAGCGAGGTTACCAACAGAGTCGATCATGATCAGAATGTGATCTTCACGCGTGATGCCCTCGAGCTGCTGCATGATATCGAACTTGAGTTCTTCGATGTTCGTGATCGGAGTATGAATGACTCGACTTGGATCGACACCTAGTGCCGAGAAGTAGGAGTCAGGTGAACCGAACTCCGAGTCATAGAAGAGAATTACGCCCTGAGGATACTTCTCTAGGAACGCTCCTGCCGCTAGAAGCGTAAAGCCGGTCTTGAAGTGCTTTGATGGACCAGCGAAGATGGTGAGGCCTGAAGTAATGCCACCATCAACCTTGCCGCTAAATGCGACGTTAATCATTGGTACGCGAGTCTGAATTATGTCTTTCTTGTTATAGATCGTAGACTCGGTAAGTAGTGCGGTTCCCTTAAGCGAGCTGTTCTTCAGCAGACGCTCTTGTAGTGAACCCTTTTCGACGGAAGTCTTCGCCATTGTATCTCCTTATAGCGCAGTATTGTAATGTAACACAGTTTTGCAAAAATGTCAACTACTTATAGCGCGTCGATAGCATCAAAAATAGCATCATCCCATTCTTCACGTGGAATGTTTGCTTGTTCAAGAGGCCAGTACAAGTCGCACTCCCAACCACTGTTACCAAATGGCCTCTTTCCAGAAAAACTTTCGCCCTTATTCCATACCTCATGTAATAAAGTGATCAAATATTCTTTGACTGTTTCGGCTCCAGCATCGTTGTCATCCTGTAGTCTTAGAGTCAGTATTTCAGAACCGTTCATTATATCTCTTTTATTAGTTTTGTCCACTGCTTTACTGCAGCTTGACCATTCTTCTTTAAAATGTATCGATTGATGTTATGAAGTGACATGTCGCTCCAATTGATAGCTCTTTCGAGCTTCTTCATGATATCTCGAATGTTAGTAGGATCTGCCAAGAAGACACAAGCCACGAACGGAATCTCTCTAGATGTAACGACTGGGCATCCAACAGATACTGCATCAGCCGAGACGATATTGAAGGTCTCGGTGAAGCTGACTTGCATGACGCAGTCGAGAGTCGATAGAAGATCTAGGAATCGTTCGTGATCTAACCAGTCGTGTTCGACTAGTTCGTGCTCACAATACCTGAACAGAGCTCGAAGATTCTTAAGAACTGGCGATCCATTACCCTCAACACGAGTAGCGTTGATATGGAATCGAAGCTTCTTACCAACCTTATCGGCATAAGCTATAGCTGCTTTAGCCTGGATCAGATGGTTCTTAAGAGGGCGCACGGCTCCGAAGCATCCGATGTCTAGGCAACCGTAGTTACCAGGAAAGTTCCACGACTTATAGGGAGATAGAGGGTAATAGTTCGGTGAGTAAGGAACCTCTAGATGGAGGATCAGCTCGGCAGCATCAACCATGCGTAGGCTGTTAGCTGTAACGATAGCGCCCTTACGAGTGTATTCGTGCATCCACTCTAAAGCTATACCTTCGTTAGCGATGAATGGAACTTCCGAGTGGAGACGCAGAACCCACTTCACTTTAGGATGAAGTGGCATGAGCACGTCTAGCTTCGAGGGTACGACCCACAGAGCTTCGAGGATGACGTGAGTCGGACGGTGCTTAGTAACGAGCCTGTCGATGCAGTTGTTATCGATGCAGGTCTCTAGAACCGCTTCGCAGACTTGATGCTTATTCAGCATGTCTACGATGAACCTTACCGAGTTGTAAAGTCCTGACGATAGAGTCTTCGAGTAAGGAACCTCCGAGTAGCCATCGCCACAGCCCTCAGATTTTGTAGGTGTAAATTCTCGCTGTTTGATTAGAAACAGCAGCTTCTTATGTGGATACTTCATACGCTCAGAACCAGTCATCAAGGGTTGCTTTTTTCTCGACTGACCAGCCGATAACACTGATGATATCGTTGATCGGTTCGAGATATGTCTTTTGGAATTGACGCTCGTAGTCGATAAATCTATCGAGTCCGAACTCCTTAGGTAGGTCGTTAAGAACCGCAATGACATCTTCTCTAGACGGATTTGGCTTCTTCAAGTACGCATACTTGATCTTGTCGCCGTCATAGATCATCTCTCTGTCGCCGTTGTTAAGTTTGTAGTCACTGAGCAGCTTATTGTACATCAATGATGCTCGAACATGTTGGGGAGTAGCTGACTTATAGATTCGTGCAGCGTCTTTGTACTTATTCAAGTTCTTAACGCCGCGAGGGAAAGCTACAACCTCAAATGGTTGTCCGACAAACTCTTTTTTGAACTCTTGGATGTACTCTTGGATAGCGTCTTCACCTTGTTCCATCATGATGCGGAAGGTCTTCTTCATAGCATCACGAACGAGGGAAGGAGTCGAAGACTTGACGGCCGAAATGCCCATGATCTTCAGATCTGGCTTCTCATAGACGAAACCTTCATTGTCGACCACACTCAGGATGTAGTGCTTCTTAGCCGTCCACATACCCTTGTCGGCGATAGACTCACGCTTCATATGAAGAGCAGGTTTGTGCGCACCTAGGTATGCATATAGACGCTGACAGCTCTTCTCGATGACTCCGTCGATCTTTTCCTTACAGACCTTATCGATCCACGAAGCGATCTTGATACGATCACCACCACCTGGGAAGATCTTCTCGACTAGTTGATCGAGAGTTACATACAGCGAGTCTGTATCCGAAGCTACGACGAAGTCGATGTCCTTAGTGCCAAGGATCTTGTTCAGATAAGCGTTAACATCGTTAGCCACCCACTGGATCGCCATCTGGCCGGTCATGGTGATAGCTTCGGCATGGTCGAGATCGAACCAACGGAACCACTGGTTACCGAGGGCTCCATAAGCTGAGTTCAGCTGGGTCTTTCGTACCATCTGGAGGTTGTTGTACTTAGAGACGAGCTTAGTCTGGTGCTCGATCTCATCCTTATCGCCAGACTTCTTGGCTTTGTCAAGAGCCTTCTTAGCATCCTTCATCAGTTTCTTGAAGTGCTGACGATCGTTGTACTTCGACTCCATCAGCTCCGACAAGAAGCTCTGAACGTCCTTCCGGTACATTGCAAGATTCGTGGCCACACAGGCCTGGTCTCTTGTGTATGGTAGGTCCACACGGTCCAGCCCTCCTTGGAGGCACGTGTCCACGGTCCAGCCATTAGAGTGCCACTTCTTGAGGAAGGTATCTGGCCCGATATTCAGAAGCATGATGATGTGAGGATACAGTGAGTCGAAGTCGAAAGATACGACCCACTTGTACATGCCTGGTACGACTTCTTTAACGTAGCCGCCGACCAGTTCTCGGTTCATGTGCTTCACTTCCTTCGGAGGCACGACGATGCCCTTGTCCATAAGGAAGTTGTGGATGATCACGTCCCAAGGACGGACCGTAGCCAAAGTATCCGAGTAGTTAACCTTCGCGTCGTAAGCTAGGTAGAAGACCTGCTCGATGAAGCCGCACTTCTCTTCGAGTCGCTTAACCAGCTTAACGTCGTGGATGTTGTACTCGATGAAGAGCTGATGGTTCTTCTCGTAGAGCTCGAACAGGTTCTGATAGTCAGAATAGTCGACCTTCTTCTCGTCCAGCTCCTTATGAGCGATCGTATTGAGCTTCCAGTCTTCCGAGTTGGTGAAGCTGAACTTACGATAGAGGTGCTGATAGTCGAGAATGGTGATGCCAGTCGGCATGTACACCTGGTTCTCACGACCACGAATGATGATCTCTTTGTTCTCAAGCATGCGCCATGGAGAAAGACGCGCTGCCACATCCTCTCCAAGAAGCATCGAGATACGATTGACGAGATACGGGATGTCGAAGAACTCGATGTTCCAACCCGTGATAACGTCCAGGTCGAACTCTTCCCAGACCTTCAAGAACTTCGTTAGAAGCTGACTCTCGTTGTCGCACTTGTTGTAGTGAACGTTTGGATCATCTGTCTTGAAGTCATTGTAGCCTAGAACGACATACTGATCGTTCTTAGCGATGGTGATAGCCGTGATGACGGCAGTTGGATTAGTCGGATCGATGCCGCCAACCTGCTTATCAGTCTCGATGTCGATGTATCCAACGTTAATCCTCTTGGGATCGAAGTCGATCTCCTTAGGATACGCGTTGTAGATGTACAACGACTCCCAGTCGTTGGTACCATACACGTTAAAGTTCTCGATGCCCTCGTACTCCTTAGTGAAGTTACGAGCTTCAGACATCGAGTCAAAGCGCATCTGATTTAGGTAGGTTCCCTGGAGAGAACGAAACTTAGTCTTCTCTCCAGGCTTCGCCGGAATGAACAGGTATGGATGATAGTGGACTTCGCGATGTACTCGCTTGCCGTTATTCCATCCACGTACTAGTATTTTGTTACGATGACGATGTACGTGTGTGAAGAAATTCATTATGTCTCATTCTTGTGTTATGGATTGGATTATAACACAAGTTCATAAAAATGTCAAGGGGTTAAAGAATGTGCATGTACTTTTGATAGCGTGCTTGGACATCATCTAGTCCTATCGTTCCACCGTTAACTGTTTTACGACATCCAACAACGTCTCCACGATCAGCAAAAGCGTTACATTTAGCACGAGTCCAATACCAGCCAGCTGATTCGATAGCACCAAGTGGACTAACGATCCAGTTGAGGACTTCGTCCATGGTCATACCCTGAGCTGTCGCCAGAGCCTGATAGAGATCGTGTCCAGTGATCTGAATAGCGCCACGGCCACGATACTTCCAACCGTCGCCTGAAACTTCATTGCCGTTACCCATACGATTAGCGTACGCTCGATTAGCGATAGCCTGCGGGTTGCGCTGATACTTGATTGCGGTTGATACGTCGAAGTGAGATGGCCAGGTCGCTACTAGAGCCGTCGAACTATAATTCAGGTTTTCAGAAAAACGGGTTAGATCACCGGTCTCATGGAGAATATTAGCTAGAAACATAACGAGTCTAGCTTTTGTTACAAGCTGGTACTTCTCAGCAGTTTGATTGATAGCGTCGACGTAAGAGTCGAGAGTTACAGACTGAGCGCCAGGAGCCATGGCCGCGAGTTGTGTTTTGTTGATCATAGTTCGTTCTCCTTTTTCGGTTATTTAGCGAATAAATAACTCGAAAGGATTGACTATGCTTACTTCATGGTGGATTAAACCGCTAGCTTATGTTCTGCTTATTCTGGCAGTTAGCGGTGGTGGTTGGTACTCTTATCATCACTGGGTGCACAACATCCAGCAAACGCAGATTAAAGACGACAATAACAAGCAGCTCGAGCAGATGGCTAAGGACATCAAAGATCTGCAAGTAAAGACCGACGCTCTCGATCAGGCTAACTCTGATATTCTCGAGAAGCTGAACGCTAAGAACACGGCGGTCCGTGACAATCACGATAAGATCAGCACTTATATCTCTAGCCCTCAGGCTCAGAAGTCAGATCGTGAGTCATCAGAAGTTCTTAAAGAGACGGTGAGGAGGTTACAAAGTGCGCAGTAAAGTATGGATCATCGCGGCAGCTCTAGCTCTATCGAGCTGCGCTGGCACTTCGTTTATTCCAACTCACACGGTCTATAAGGTCATCAAACCAGACGACACGTATCTTCAGTGCCATCTGAGAACGACTCTTCCAGATGCTAGTACGTTGAAGGACTCGGAGGTAGCTCAGTTACTGAATGACGTCTACGCTGATAACAAGACGTGCTATAACAACATCATGTCGCTAAAGCAATTCTATAGTGCTGCTGATCAGATCTTTAAGGATACAAATAAGGCGCCTAAGCAATAAGCTCGGCGCCTTATTTCATTCGGATATCAATCTATCGATGGTGCCGACAGCGGGATTCGAACCCGCACTGTACTCGTTTTGAGTGAGTTGCCTCCTGCCCTTGGGCTACGCCGGCATTAGTTGTTTGGGAGCTGAGCTAGTCTTTATCGAGATGATATCGAAAGCTTTTGAGAACTGATCGATAACATCATCTACATAATCTTCATCCATTCCAGTGGGAGCGCTGATGTATGAATGAACATCGTCATCGCGATCGTGGATACGGCCATGCAACTCAACTAGATAAATCATATAAAGTCCTCGAGGTTAGAACAGTTAGCCTTGATGAGAATGGAGTCTCCATGGCAACGTCTCGGTTTGCACGAGCATACCAGGTCGACTCCTCTCAATGCAGATACGTCCAAGTGTGGAAGAACGTTCTGCTCGAACTTTTTAATGCATTCATTTCTGGTGCCATCGATACCACGACGATATGGATTTCCATATGGAGTCCCTCGGCCAATGTATCGTGCACCAGGAGTCATTATATCTGTATGCCGATTTAGAACTCGAGGCATTTGGTGCTCACGGCGGGATTCGAACCCGCAAATTTATACGTCTCAGGCATTTGCCTCTACCAATTTGGCTACGTGAGCATCTTGGCGTCCTGCGAAATTGACTGCCATTTCATTCAACCAATATCTGTACGTCTACAGGTAGTTAATCACTGGATCAGACAGGACATTAAGTGTTGGTACATCTGGTGGGATTCGAACCTCACATCGGTTAGACGCATCTAACTATCATACCATTTTAGAACACAGATGTATAAAGAATTTGTGGTGCTCCAACAGGGAATCGAACCCTGTCCTAAGTCGTACCAAGACCTCGTGCTAACCATTGGTCACTATTGGAGCATTAACTCGTGGTGCTGGAGAGGAGACTCGAACTCCTAACAACCTGAGTACGAAACAGATGCTCTACCAATTGGAGCTACACCAGCAATATGTTGTATTTATCTCTTCGCGATAACTATTGGTACTCGCTACTGGGATTGAACCAGTGACCTTCTGCATGTCGAGCAGATGTTCTACTACTAAACTAAGCGAGCACTACTTCTTATCTTTTAGAAAACCTTTATCGTACATATCGATATAGTTGTCTGTTAGATTATATAACTCATCGTTTTTATAGAGCCGATAAGTGGTGGGTGTGGCCTCATCTTGAACCAACTTGAAACCGTTAGATAACTCGATGATCTTAGACAAAGCCACTACTCCATTTAGTCTGGTAGGATAGCCCGAGCGATGGCATTGTAAACCTCGCCAAGGAGCTCGTAGATCCAGTTGAACAGTTCTTTCAGAACATCTGCGAAGAGCGTATAAGGAAGGTTGATCGGCCAGAAGAAGCCCCATGTGCTGAGGTTTCCGAGGTTATCCTTAGCCTTTGGCGGATACTCACCATAACCACCAAAGAGGGTTTTAGTTAAGTAGTTCCTCCAGCGCAAACTGTCGAGAACACCAGCGTTGTTGGTGTAGCTGTCAGCGTACTTGTTAGCTAGAATCCAACGACGAAGCTTATAGACCGTCAAGACCCACTTCAGGAAAGTGTATCCAACGCCGATAGCAACGTAACCGATGATGAACTTGATGTAGTTAGCGATTACAATCGCGATAACATGTGCAAGCATTAGTAGTAACGAACCTCACGACGACAAACAGTACCCCAGTGCCAGAGGCTCCACCAACAGACGCGAACTACGCGAGGCTGTCCTGGAACATAAGGTCCTACTTGAGAAGCGACTACCGGACCAGTATTGACTGGGACGATGACTGGAACAACTGGATGGTAATACGGATGATAGTAGTTATGATGTACCACTACGACCGGAGGGCGAGCCACGACTACCGGAGCACGGTAGACTGGACGAACTACCACAGGAGCTCGATAGACGGGAGGTGCGCTGTATACGCGCGGAGCTGAATAGCTCGGTGTATACGAGGGTCGTGAGTAGGAGGGTGAAGAACGGAACGAGCTAAAAGAGCTCGGCCTTGCCTCGGCGATAGTAGGAGCGAGCATGACAGCAGCAATAATTGCAGTCTTCACATAACGAAACATAGTTCACTTTCCTCATGGTTGAGATATAACTGGAATGTTCTTGTCCGCTAGGATCAAATTAAAAGTTTGGTTAGCGTTTTGAGTTGCTGTAACATTCCATATTGTTATTTGAGCGCCCCTCCGCTTCTTTACTCTTGGGACCTCTGCATCGCTAAATGCTTGTCAGTAAGATGTTCTGCAGTTCTCTATAAAAAGAAGCAAAAACTCGCTTCACTATCTTACATCACTCAAATTTATGGTCCCGCGAACGAGAATCGAACTCGCTTAGCTTGCGCCGACAGATTGAAAGCCTGTTGCCCTGCCATTAGGCATCCGCGGGATATTAAGTATTGTTAGGCGATCTGATACCCATCACGGCTACGGCGGCAACGAACCGCATATCAAACTCTTAGTTAGCTGTGTCGACCAGCATCACTCGTCCACCGGTTCGGACCTAACAAATATGTGGTACTCTCGGCGAGATTCGAACTCGCACTGCACAGGCTCTAAAGCTGCCGACTCCTACCATTGGTCTACGAGAGCATTAATATGGTACCCCGCAAGGGACTCGAACCCTCACACCGTTAGATACAGGTACCTAAAACCTGCGCGTCTACCAATTCCGCCAACGGGGCATGTAACTATGGTGATCCCACCGGGGATCGAACCCGGATTTCTAGATTGAGAGTCTAGTGTCCTAAACCAAGTTAGACGATGGGATCATTAATGTGGTGGGCAGGTGTGGTTACGCTCCACTCCCCGAAAGGACGGTTTTACAGACCGTCTGCCGAAACTACCGACTTTACCTACCCGTGAGATTGTATTTATCTAAAAGATCGTAATTATTGACGATGTATTCAAGAGCATCATAGAACGTAGGTGGATATTTACCGTTCCACTGAAAGTAGATACGGCGCCCATTACTTAGTTCGAGGATAGCATCATTCTCAAAATAATCAACATCAACGATCTTCATATAAGACCACCTTGAAGGGGTTGCTTTACCGTCCCAGCTCCATCTATGGCTGGATGACCGATCTTAAACTTGTGGTAGACGAGGTGGGATTCGAACCCACGACATTCTGATTAAGAGTCAGGCGCTCTAACCTACTGAGCTACACGTCCACTAATATTGCAAATTCTGTAAATCCAAATTTTGCAGCGTTAGTTGCAGCATAATCCGGATTGCTAGTCGTATATTCCAAATGACACTGATCTGGAATTCCTTCTTTGTAGAGAAGAACTATCTGTCCAGAACCTGGTATGCAATCTCGAGCTGCATATTCAATAGGCATCCAATCGAGATTAGTAATACGCTTTGTCATATTTCACTCATTGTGGAGGATCCGCCGGGGTTCGAACCCGGATCGCAACGATTAAGAGTCGCGCTATTAGCCTATTATTTAGACAGATCCATATTGCTTTTGCCACTCAGAACCGAAGATGGAGTTTCCACTTCCGGAGAGTAGCGTGTTCCACATGATACGAGAGATCTCTCGAGCGCTTGGAGCTGCCGTAAGATCTCGGATCAGGTGAGCCTTCTTTGTTGCTTTGGTCCTCGAAGTCTTGATCAATTCTACCGAAGTAGAACGAGCAGTATCGATATCCATCAGCTCCAAGTTACGCAGAACATCTACGTCGAAGAACTCTTGTTCCTGCATACTTATATTCCCCTACCTTCCATACTACCGGAAGATACTACCCTTATATACCAAAGTCCTGGTATTGTAAAGGCAAAAGTTATAGTTACGCAAAATTATTTACAAGTGGCCGTAAGCTCTCTTTTCGCATGTAAACATATTCGTTACATGATCCCAGAAAGTATCTTTGTACTCTGGAAAGAAGAAGTCGATGTTCTTGTCTTGGTAAGTAGCTTTCTGCACCCATCCATGACGAGCGCCAAAAGTAATGCCGAAGCCCTTTAGAGCGGCGTACAAGCTCTTCTCGTCTATCTCTTTCTGTTGGCGGATTCGATAGAACATGATATCGACGTCTTTACGTAGACCATCGCTATAGAGGCAGCCGCCGGTCAGAGCTACGTGACAACCAAAATCTGGAACGAACTTTTCAAGAGCCGTACAAAGAGCGATAGCTTCTTCTTGAGACCACATAATATATCTTTCAAAAATGGGGTGAATGACGGATCCCGACACCGCAACCTTCCGGTTCACAACCGGACGCTCTTCCTTTGAGCTACAAACACCATATTCATTTGACGGGCTAGTGAGGATCTACCTTTCGGTAGCCGCGGCCAGCGGAACTCCTCATAGATGGCGAGGAGCGTTGGAATCGAACCAACTAAGTTGAGTTGCTGTACTTAGCCCAAATTGTAACGGGATCTCGTTTTGCTGCCATTAGCAAAAGCCGAATCGGCTTCTTTAGGAATCGAACCTAATATTTGAGTTTGCTGAATAGATCCCAGAATTGTAATTAGATAGCGGCTTCATCCCAGTAGATGAGATTAGTGCCAGAGGCCAGCTTCCTATTTAGAGAAGTCGACTGAATGAAGATCTCGAACTGACCATGATTACCTGGAGCCAGACGAATATTTCCAAAGCCTGGAAGACCGAGCATCTGACGAGCTGCGGTGCCGTGGTACACCGAGTGTGTCTTCTTGTCGCGGATCAGGATCTTCTTATAATCCTGAACGACAGGCTCTGTCTTCGTGAGTTGATAGAAGCTCGCGCCCTTCTTCATATCGGTGCCAAGAGCTCCTTCGACGAAGGGCTTGATCTCGATACGATCGGTGAAGACTGGAAGAACCTTGACTTTAGCCGAGATGTCTTCGAGAGCGGCCTTGACTTCCGTAACAGAAGCAGTAGAGAGGTCGGTGTAGAACTTTGAAGTAGAAGTTTTGCCTAGAGTACGTCCCTTGAAGTACTCAGTGAACGCTTCCTTATCGGTCTGAGCTGCTGCAAGTACACCACGCTCGGTCTGATCCCACTCGAGGATGTTACCAGCTGGAATACCGAGGCGCTCTAGATGACGAGCGTGTCCACGAGGTACTCGAAAAACGAAGGTCCAACGATCGGTCGCGATAAGCGTACGGATCTTGGCGGAGAGAGTAGATGCACTCCAGGTTCGCGAAGCGTTCTCGTGGCCGTCAGTGATTGCCATCACGAGGAACGAGACGTTAGGATCCTTGGCATCAGGAACAGATTCGAACTGAGTGATAAGATCACCGACAGAATCGAATAAAGGAGTACCAGAGCCGTTAGCGATATAATTCGCTATGGGCTTTAGTGTGTTGACGTTAGAATTAACGACTACACGCTTTATACCAGAACCGCTTCCTGCGCCGCACTCGACGACAGAAACGATAGTATCCTGACCATTTGAGAGAGTTGCATCTCGGATCGATTCGATCTTAGTGTTATAATCGCGGCCTGCTACGTGAGCGATGCTTCTCATCGAGCCTGAATGATCACGCGAAATTCCGATGTAGTTCTTCATATTTAATTGTATCCTTAGTATAACAGTATGTGTGCGTTGTATAGCAACACTGTATTTATACGCTCAGATTTCACTGTACTGAGATTGGTGTCCTAGATAGGATTCGAACCTACGACCTAGTCTTTAGGAGAAACTTGCTCATCCAGCCGAGCTCCTAGAACAAAATATTGGATGCCCCTCGAGGATTCGAACCTCCATCCTTCCGGAAGCGCAGGAGTCAAAGGCCTGTTGCCGTACCTATTAGCCGGAGGGGCAGTGTATTATTTGTGAACGCCTACACATCTGTAAAGGCCACGATTAGGATATGGTCCAGAGTTATACGCTACATCTCTCATTTGTTGACCTACAAAATTACATGCAGGTAGAGATGGCATCTGGACTGGGGCGGTGCAAACAGTTTCATGAAAAGAAGCACACCAAATTAAGAAGTAGATCATGATATGACTTTCAAAATGGTACTCCCGCCGGGATTCGAACCCGGATCTTGCGGTAATCTGCCGCTAACCAGAATATAAGGCTGGTGTCTTAACCATTAAACGACAGGAGTATAATTGGTGCTCGCAGTAGGACTCGAACCCACACTCAATCCGTTATGAGCGAACGGCTTCACCTTTAAGCTATACGAGCAAGATATTGGTAGGCTAGGTGGGAATCGAACCCACGGTGTGATCATTAATCTGTAACAGATTTTAAGTCTGTCGCGGTTCAACCAGCTGCGCCACTAGCCCATAACATTAATTCTTGTGAGGAAAACCTGTTCCAAAATCTTCGACAGGCCACATCGGAATAGTCCTAGCCATCTCGTTAGCCTTGAAGACTCCGACCCAGACTGGAGTATGACGACTCTCGTTGGTCGTAAGCCAAGACTTGCAGAGATCTGCATCAGTGAAACTGGCTATGAGATGATAATCAGCAGCGAAGACATTGAAGATGAGATCAGTCATATAACTCAAAATATGTGGAGGAAGGCAGGTGGTCTCGATCCCCATAGCTCACTGAGCGTATCGACTGTTTAGCAAACAGTGCCCATCACCTGATGGGTTTACCTTCCATTAGTTTGTAATATCGATGGCTTGTGGTAGAGGAAACAAAGTAGACTGAATGCAGCCACAGTCGGCGCAGTATTTAAAGTCTACATAATCGCCACCACCAATTCCGATCATATGCGGAACATATCCATCGTACTCTTGATCTTTATATTTGATAAAATTTCTGTCTGAAGATTTGGTGCAGACAGAGATAATACGATCAGAACCACACTTGCAGGACATATGTTTCCTCATGATATATGGAGGCGGGAGAGGGATTCGAACCCCCGTGACAAGGCTTATGAGACCCGGCTGGAACCTAACTCCAGTCCATCCCGCAACTCGGCGAGAACTATGCTTACTGTACATCCGAGCTTAGCATAGCCTCTAACTTGGTGCCCATCGTGGATTCGATACCACATTTCTCAGCGTATAGCGGAGCGTCCTAGCATTAGACGATCAAGGCATAACTGGAGCACCGGGTGGGATTTGAACCCACAACTTCCGACTTAAAAGGACGGTTTTCTACCTATTGAATTACCGGTGCAAAGTATCAATAATATGGTATAGCCTCAACTTAATGAGGACTTAATCGAGTGGTGTAGTTATCGCATTACTAACTTTTAACCGACTGCACACGGTCACTCGAAACTTGGTACCAGCGAGGGGATTTGAACCCGCCCGTAATCGCAGCCTTATGAGAGCCGCCCGCCTAGCCTGGCGCTGGCATATTATAATGGCGGATAGTTAGAGGATCGAACTCTAAAGGCCTTCATCAGGCTCCACGGTTTTCAAGACCGCTCCCGTCGCCAGCCGTCGGGTTGACTATCCGTATTGGATCCTCCACTACGATTCGAACGTAGATTAACCGGTTCAGAGCCGGGGCTATTGCCGTTATAGGATGGAGGAATGGTACTTCCATGAGGATTTGAACCCCAATAGCTCCCTAATCAGGGGAGAGCCTTACCGTTAGACGATGGAAGCGCAGTAATTGTTTTGGTTCGCTGATTAAGCGCTCCGAATTGGCTCTCTATAAAGGATTCGAACCTTTAACGACGGCATTAACAGTGCCGTGCCCCTACCGATAGGGCCCATAGAGAATGAACTTATTGCTGAACATATTTCTTAATGTAGCGTCTAATTTGAGTATGACTTACATTAAGTTTTTCAGATAACCTACTAATATAACCTCTTGTTTTCGGCTCTGTTAAAACCAAATCGACTATATTTTTGATTTCGTCATCCGATAATTTGTTTGGAGATAAGGTTTTATCTTTAGAATAAGCTTCAGCAAAAGCTTTTCCACCTTTAGCTCCAGCGAGTTTTGTTATATTTCTATAACCTTCTTCGCCATATTTATCTTTAGTACGTTGATATAAAGATTTGTATGTTCCAGCAGCAACTTGATCTAAGTGGTTCTCTTTTGGAGTTCCCCAGTAAAGATGCTTTGGATTAGAACATAATTTGTTATTGCACGCGTGACATAGATGAATTTTCATTCCAGAAGGAATTGTAGTCATCAAATTCCAAGCTAGAATACCTCTAGCTGCATGATGCACGCTTGTAGACTTTTGATCAGTAAATTGTAAACATTCAGAGTTAAGATCTAAATGGATCTGCCTTTCGGCGATCGGCAACTCAATGTATTCGTAAATGTCTTTAAGCATATTAAAAATTGTGGTAGTTGTAGAGAATTTCGAAATCTCGACCTTCCCGATGTAAGCGGGATGCTCTGCCTCTGAGCTATACAACCGTAAATGGAACCCCCGACAGGACTTGAACCTGCATGTGATCCGGTTAACCTTTCAACTGGTTCGTAGCCAGAGGGTTTACGAGGGCGTGAAACTTTGACGGCTTATTTATACTGAGAGCCGCCGCTCAGTTATGATTGATATTTAATTGTCAAACAGCGACGATCCGAAGATCGAATTGTGGTGGGAAGGGAGGGATTCGAACCCCCGCCGCTTGGTTCTTCAGACCAACGCTCTACCCCTGAGCTACCGACCCACTTATAGATTTGAAGTGTATTCATGTTTGCACTTATCGTTTAAACACTTGAACTTATATTGCGGTGGTAGAGACAGTAAAACTAAATTACTATCCATCTCAACATTAGTTCCGTTACACTTCGGACACTTAAACTTCATTTATCGACCACCCATACGAACTAGGTGATCGGCGGCGTGCATAGCAGCAAACGCATGAGGCTTGATCTTAGCATCGATACCAAGATTGCCCTTAACATAGCCGAGTGCTTCCTTAACGGCGACATTCGACTTGTGCTTCGGATTAGGATTGATGTCGATATGGATCTCGAAGTGACGATCTCCAATGTCATCGATCAGTTCCGTAGCAGCATTAACCGCGAACATAACTTCATTAAGCATTCTTTGCTTAATGACTCCATAGTCCGGAAGAATTTCCGAAGCATGGAACAACTTACAACCCTTCTTACTGTCCATGTGGACGATAACAACGGTGCTGTATTTAGCATGCCAGAGGCCGTGCTTCTTGAAGCGGATAGAGTCGCAGCCGATGTAGATCGAAGACTCAGCGCTAGACGCCTTGATTGCTTCTCTTGCATCATCGATGAAACTCATATCGAACTCCATAGTCTAAAATGGCATGGGACTAGGGATTCGAACCCTATCTGCAAGGTTTTGGAGGCCCGCCGACTACCTGTATCTTAGTCCCATAAAAATCGTGGTGGAGCACTGGGGAGTCGAACCCCATCTTCCGCCTTGCAAGGGCAGAGTCTGCACCCACTCAGGTGCCCCACTATTCCGTTTTGAAGCGCTTATTACTCATAGAGCCAAATTGCTTCATCATCTTGCTATATTCTGCATCACCATATTTCTCTTTGGTGCGCTGACTTAGCGATTTGTATCTTCCAGACTCAACCAGATCTATATGGTTGTCTTTCGGAGTGCCCCAATATAGATGTTTGATATTGGAACACTTGTCATTATTACAAGCATGACATAAATAAATGACTCTACAACCAACTGGTATAGTTGTCATTAAAGAATGAGCTAAGTGAGATCTGAAATCTCTACTAGAGCCACCAATTTCTATACAAACATCGTTAAGATCTAAATGTTCTCTACGAGTGCTTCTATCTAACTTGATGTATTCTCTTATGTCAGTGTGCATAATAACTTAAAAGTGGCGACCTATAGGGGAATCGAACCCCTCGACATCCGCTAGACAGGCGGTGCTCTTACCCAGCTGAGTCATAGGCCATTATATGGAGCGGTAAGCGGGGATCGAACCCGCGACATTCTCGTTGGCAACGAGACATTCTACCCCTGAATTACTACCGCATTAAAATGGAGGGCCAGACAGGATTCGAACCTGTGAATAATTGCTTTGCAGGCAACCGTCTTAAACCGCTTGACTACTGACCCATTATAGAATAGTATATATACCTTCCAAACTATAATGTCAACAACTTTTTTCAAAGGTGATAAAATAGTTTGGAAGGTACGATCTCGTGATAACCCCGGTGATCTTGAGATCATTTCTAGGCGGTATGTACTACCATTCCAGAAGATGTGCCCATTATACTCCACTTAAGGAATAATGTCAAGGACTTTTTTCACAGTTTGGAAAATAAATTCTGCGCCCTCATCATCTCCAGTCGTACTTTCGAATGGGATATTGTACTGGTGCAGGATCTGTCCGATCTGATAGTGCTTGCTCTCGGCTTCCGACTCGGTCTGGTTTCGACCTTTAGGATTGTAGGGCTTAGTGCGGTTCAGAACGAAGTTGATGTTGTTGTACTGATCGAATGCCCACTTAACCGTCTGATGAAAGAACGATGGGTAATCGGTCGTGTAAGCGAGTCCAAGTAGGATAGGACTATCTGCGATGATAAGATCGCAGTCCTGCTGGAGTCTGTAGATCCGGTGGTGTTGCTTACCGAATACGTAGATCTGATCAGCCAGAGTATGGTGTCTTCGAGACCACGTAAGATCTTTAGCGTACTCACCAGCCAACTCAGCGTTGACACCTAGAGTCTTGAACTTAACGAATAGGTTTGCCGCCGTGGTAGACTTACCGTGACCAGGGCCGGCGAATAGATTAACTACGAGTGGTTGGTTCATCCAAGAAGATCTTCGTTCCTTGGAGTGCCGTACTTAGCGCGGATGCGGTCTTCTTCATCGAGCGTGATCTTGTTCAGCCACGTCCAGAAGGTGAGACCACCGATAACCAGAAGGCTTACGATGGCCCATGGATGATAGTGTCCTAGAACACCAATTCCGATACCGCCGCCGATGACGACGAAGGCTATGGCGGCAAGAGTCTTTAAGACTCCGCCTACTGCTCTAAACCAGTTTTTCATTCGAAGATCAGAGCCTTTGCTGCTTTGGTTGCTAGGATGAATAGCGTACCAACCACGCCGGCGAACAGAAGTCCGATCAGAGCGATCAATACGTACTTAAACGCGAAGATAAGGAGTAGCACGATGCCGAGTACTACTGCGGCCGATACTCCGTACTGGAAGATCGTGGTGTACATCGGGATCCGAGCCTGCTGCCTCGTGATGTCTGGGCGCTGATCATCTTCGTAGATGTCGAAGTCGTGATATGCTGCCATTACTTTAATCTGCTCATCTTGATCTTGAGTTCTTCCGAACCCTCTTTGTGGACGAGAGCGATGATCTTAGCCATCGTCTCTTGAAGCAAGAAGTTGTTCTTGCGGCTGGCGGCTAGTTCCGCTCTCAGCTCTTCTTCATTCATTTGTAATTGCTCATTCCCTTGTGGCTCTGACTTCCGTCTCGTAGCTCTTCCATAGAACCTACGATGTAGTTAGACTTAGCGACTGGAATAATGGGAGGACGGAACAGTGGTGATCCACAATCTAGACACGTATGATAGCCTAAGGCCTTCCGACGCGGATCATAGAACTCACCACACTTAACGCAACTAGGAGACATCGTTACTCCGATGGATCAATAATTCTGATCTTGATACGCTCTGGATCAGCATAGCGATACTGCTCTTCTAGAAGTCTCTTCTCATGGTTCGCAGTATTAGCATCATCGTAGTGCTCCTGGAACAGAGCTACACCTTGGAAGATGTCTCGCACTTCTACGATATAATCCATACTAAGTCACCTATTATGCTTGAATTTGGTATCCCTCTTATACACTATTGCAAGTAAAATGTCAAGGCTTTTTTATGGTTTCTCTTTAGCCTTAAGAATGTCAACAATATCTTGCTCGTAACTATCAAGCATAGGTGGTCCTCCTCGGAACTTCCAATTGCTTAGCACTGCATCTAGTATTTCGATACAATTGTTCTTACGATCGTAATGTGAGAGTTTACCATAGTCATCGACTGGATTACCGAACAGAGGTTCTGGTTCATCAAGAGTGTAGATGTAATCGGAAGTTCCGTCAGAATTACGACCGACGTTGGCCAATGCAATGGTGACCAATCTCTTGGATCGAGATTGGTCACCATGTGGCCACAGTTCTATAGTGGCAGATAGCATTTATTTCGCCTTGATGTTCACGTCGAAACTTACTTCGACTTCGTGTCCCTTGTAGATCTTCAGCTTCTTTTTATCTGGATGCTGAAGCATGTACGATTTAAGAGCCTGATCTCCATTACAAAACGTAACTTTGTTCTTACCCCACTCACCGTCATCTGCCATATGGATGATGATATAGAGTTCGGTGACTGGTTCTGGTTTCACATCTTCTAGATTGAGTTTTCGCTTTTCAGCTTGAAGCATTAATGTCTTATAGCCCATATTGTAATCTCCATCAAGTGGTCTTTGGTCTTGTGGTTCTTCATCTCTAGCATATAGAGACGTTCCACAGCGCTGACAGTCATACGAATCCCACCATACCCAACTACCACACTCATAGCATTCATAACCTTCATCGTCCCGCATTATGCACGCTTACGCCCGATACTATACTTCGACACTAGCTCCCATTCCTTCTTCTCTTTGAAAGGAAGGATCTTGATCTGACTTAATGGGAGAGTCTCGCTCTTCAGATGTCCACGATTGACGATAGTAACGAGTCCCCACTCTTCGAGTAGAAGAGCGATAGCATTACGACGATCCTTATCTACATCATCAAAGTCGGTCGGCTTACCGTCAAGAGCGAATAGCTCCTTGAAGTGCACGATATAGTACTTACCCTGCTTGTGTAAGATATGACACGATTGATATAGCTTTTTATCTTTGCGAGATGCTACTCCGATACGTGTTAACGTTTCCTTGATCTTAAGGAAATCTTCGTCTTCTTTCAGACGGACTTCTAGAAATGTTTCAATTAGACTCATGGCTTGCCACCCTTTTCCAGTTTTTGTTTTATTTCTTGTAGTTGTTGGGTGGAAAGAACAGAGAGAGCTTGTTGTGCCTTTTTGTATCCATAACCGAAATACTCGACAACTGCGTCAAGATCACTATCTTCCCGTTTCTTATGCCACTTGCTCATGCGCTTACGTGGCCTGAGACTATTTAGTAGATAGTCGAACTGGAGTAGTTTATCGAGATGTGCCAAGCCGTTCATTTCATTAGCATACATGATCGAATCTGGGAAGTAAGACAGACCGCGATTAACCATGTACGGAGAATAGTCTTTCTCAATACGTTCAGGATCGTCTGACTCTCGGATGATGTCGGTTCTAGAATTGATGGCGTTCAGGTAGTCAAATGGGTTCGCCATAGGTACTCATTACGAAATTAGGTTGATCAACTTATACAGATAGAAATCTGCCATGGCAAATACACCAAACGATAGAAGAAACATCCACTGAATAATGTTCAAAAATTCATCATTGTCATCTCGGTAGACGCGCATAAAGATATAAGCGCCACAACTCAAAAGTGCAACTAGAGTAGATATAACAGTAATGACATATAGAAAGATCATAAACATTATTATTTCCAATCTAGAGTCATTAAGCAGAAAAAGATAACTTCTATTATCGCTATGCCACCAAAAAAAGTAAACTTACTCTCAAAATTATTTGGCATATTATATTCATATATCGCATCTGATGAAAATGAAAAACCTGCTATGGCTATAACAGCCATAACAAATATTGTTATGAGGTTATGGATCATCAGATGAACTCACAGTCTACCATGATCTCAACCATCGCTGCTGCGAGATTGATCTCTGGATCAGCTACAAAAGCTGCTTGATATTGATACTTACCGAGCGTAACTACTAACTGTGGGATAGTTCCCTTAGAGATATAGTCTGCAGCGTAGTCATAGAAAGAACGAAACAGAGCTACCTGATCTACGTCAGAGTTTTCACCCACCCACTTACGAACCGAAGTGAAGTCCTTATCCTTCATATGTCCGATCAGGTTCTTGAGGCTTACCTCTTGAAGGTTTGCCAGGATACCTGAGTCGATCTTACCAGTCGCCGAGTAGCGCTGAAGTTCGTTAAGAACACGACGCCAGTCTGGAACGTGTTTGGTGATGACTTGAGCTATGACTGCATCTTCATACTCGATCTTATTCTCATCGAGGATGCCCTTAGCTCGCTTCATGAACTGCATCGCTAGTTTGGGCATCTCTTTCTTCTCGATCTTAAGATCGACGACAGGACACCTAGAGCGAAGAGCTTCCAGAAGACGATTAGGGAAGTTGGCGGTTAGAATGAAGCCACAGTTCTTCGAATACTCTTCGATGAAGTTACGAAGAGCTGGCTGAGTCGAGTTAGCGTTGAGATAGTCAGCCTCGTCGAGGATCACGTACTTACGTCCACCCATCAGAGATACCGATGACGCGAAGTTGAGGATCTCGTTACGAAGAGTATCGATGTTGCCATTCATCGAAGCATTGATAACGATATAGTCGCAACCTAGCTCTTCGAGCATAGCACGTGCGAGAGTGGTCTTACCGATGCCAGGAATACCGGCGAGGGTCATGTTCTGAATGTTGCCAGCGTCTACATACGCTTGAGCTGTAGCTTTGATGTTAGCCGGAAGAATACAATCGGCTACTGTCTTGGGTCTATAGCGCTCAACCCAGAGAAATTCTTCTTTAATCATTACGAATCCAATCAATGTTGGTTATGCCTACTTTGAGTAGGGCTTCACGGGCTTGGCGGATCATCTCGTCACGTTCTTCGACGGATGTCTCTTCGCCTTTATGATGGTTTGCGATAAACTTCAGAGCGTCTATAAGGCACTTCTCATTCATCGATCGTGACCTCAATAGTCATCTTATGACCGAGTTGCCAATCTTTCTTCTCGTAGAAGTAAAAGACGATAAAAGGCTTAGCTAATGTTTCATAGCCTGGGTTGCTAGCAGGTCTAACAAACTTGTACGAGTGTTTCTCTCTCGTGCCTTTAGTCGACACAACTTTTTCAAGCGTGTATTCAAACTTAAAATTCACTGTTTGTTTCCATTACAAAAATGGAGCGTTAGGGTTTTCTGCAGTCCCTAACGCTCCTCTGATCATGTGACTGTGGTGGCCACCAACGACCAGATTAACGCTGGCGCGTTAATCTTCGAACTTGCTGTTCTGTTCAACAGCAACGAAGTACTCAACGTCCTTAGACGTGAACTTCGAGATGCCGGCCTTCGCTATGTCGACATGGTAAGTGCCTGGCAGGAAGCGGAGGTTCTCGGCCTTGAAGATGAATGTGAAGTTCAGATCAGTGGTACCAACTTCTACCGAATAGCTGTCGGTGGTTGGATCCTTTGAATTGATGGTCTGGATCGTAATAGTAGATCCATCGCCAACAACAGCGATCTCAGGCTGACGGAGTACGCCAAGTGCCTTAAGAACATCGGTAAGAACTTCATTGGTCAGCTCGAAAGATACGTCAGGAGTCGGGAACTTGATCTCCTTGTCGTCCTTAGGAGCAACGATGGTGCTTTGATCGGCGAAGACATAGTTAACCTTTCGGCCACCAGACTTGATGACTGCAGACTTCTCGCCGATCTGAACATCGGGGTCATCAAAAAGGCTAAGAACCGATAGGAACTTGCTGAGGTCATAGATAGCGAAGGTCGATGGGAATTCTTGTTCTAGAGTCGCCTTTGCTAGAATGGTCTTCGTTGGAGTGATGGTACGAAGAATATTGCCGGCACGGAACAAGATGTTCGGATTAATGCCGGCAAAGTTCTTCAAAACCTGTAGTGTACGTGTGTCTAACTTCATGTTGTAATTATATCGCCTTAGATGTGTGCTTCCATGCCATCGCGCTGACGCTTGAAGCTATTCTTAGTGTCTTTGAAAGACCCACCATGTCCAAAATAGCTATTAGCTCGGATGCGAATGAAGCGCTTATTCGTCTCATGAATATTAGGATTCGCAACGGTGATCCAAGGATTCTTTCCTTCACGCCATGCTTCAAGTTTATTCATGAGAGACTGAGCTTCATCAGGACGTGTAGCCTTTAGAACCCAGCTATTGATCGTTGGACGAAGACCCTTTGAGATCTTCTTGGTGCGCTTGCGCTTCTTAGCCATAATATATAAACTCCAATGTGGGAAGGGTTATCTTATAACACTAGTATTTAAAAATGTCAATTACTTTTTACTTTTGTTCTTCAACTTTTGAAGAGCTTTCTGACCTGGAGTCTTCTTCTCGATCGCTGCAGTAGCTGGAGCTCCGATCTGAGCGAGATGTGCTAATGAACCACCGAAAGTGTAAGTTCCTACGTGTTGCATCTGCATCCATGGACACAACCACACTTTTAAACCAATCTTCTGAGCGTTATAACAGAACATATAATCTTCTGAAAGATAACGCTTAGTATCTGGATCGATAATAGTATCAAAGAATGCGTGGATCATTCTAGATCCATCAAACTGCTCTGTACGAACATGATCAGGACGATACAAGAGATCAGGATAAGCGGCAGCATATTTGACAAGAGTATCTTTCCTGATCAGCATGAAACCAGTTCCTATCTCAGATACTTCGGCTGGCATTCCAAGAGGAATTTCATTCTGACCACCCTTCGGGTTGAAGACAAAATCACCAACAAAGTTCTCTAAGACGTTAGGATTATCATCAGCAAAACCCTTATCGACAGCCATCTTAATCTTCTCCCAAGAGATACACTTCTTGGGGTATGGTCCTCCAATAATATCGTATTGAGGATCCATAATCGACATCGCTAATAAGCCTATGACATCACGTGGATTAAATCCGATGTCAGAGTCAATAAACATCAGATGAGTCGCATCGCTTCTCATGAACTCATCGCAACAATAGTTGCGAGCACGAGTAATTAACGACTCATTAAACAGATAGTAGAGTTGTAATTGAATTCCGTGTTGCGCGCACATAGCTGAAAGGTCGCACATCGATTTAGTGTACATTCCAGCGCACTGACCACCATACATAGGAGTGGCCACGAACAATTTATGTTTTTGTAGTTCTTCTATTGGAACATTGATTTGAATTTGAGACATTACTTAGTTGCAGCAGCCCTAGTTCGGTCAGCATCACTAAACGATGTGCGAGTGCCTCCCGAAGCGTATGCCATAGTCGCTGTAGCTAGGTTATTGAGCTCAGACGTCATGTTGCCCTTAGCGTAATTAATGAACTTATCGCCGCCAAGTCCGATATTCGTAGCCTGGAAACCAACTTTATCGAAATTAGCTCCTAGAAAAACTACCTCATAGTTCTTATTTTCAGCTTGAGCGAGAAGAGCCTTCACTTCGCTCTGATTGTACTTGCGAGACATGTTCTCTTCGCCATCGGTCATGAAAACGATGTAAGCTCTATCAGAATTGTCTTCAAGGGCGCGAAGGACGACACGAGCTGCCGAGTCATAAAGAGGAGTTCCTCCTCGCGGGCTAACTTCATCGACATTGATGTCCTTCCATTTGCCAACAGTAGTGTTACGAATTACATCATAACTAATAGTATCAAAAGCAGCCAGGAAGACTTCTATCTTCTTATCTAGCGCCTTAACATAACCGTTGATCGATGAGACGGCCTCTTCTACGAGGTTCTGCATAGATCCTGAACGGTCAATAAGCATATAAACGCGCATTAATTGTCCTTGTGTTCGATGTCGTGTACGTACAACATCATTAGAGCGTAATGAAGGACCTTCATCAGATCCTGTCGGTTGTAACCAGCTTTCTGACCATAACGCTTAGCGTACTTGATAACATTACCGCGAGTAAAGCCTAAACCATCACCCATATCGATGATAAAGTCGGTTGCTTGGTATTTGCCGACCGCGTAATGTTCGCCATATGTAGCATCGACATACTTCTTGAGCTGGTCAATCAACTCACCCTCATTAAACTTATAATCGATGCGGCTAGGAGGGGTTTGTGGTCTAGTAGTGATTGTTTGTCCTACTGACGAAGGGTGATAAAAGTCGTGATCACCGGGCAGTGTTTTTGCCATGTTACCTCATTATTTATAGAATTATGCGAAGAAATCTACAATAGTCTTCGCTTCTTTTTCTTCCCAGATCTCGTGATATCGGTTCACGTTCTGTTGATAGGTGTAAGTCGAATCTAAGAAAGGACGATTACCAAGAAGGGCTTCATTGACCTCGTGAGCCATGTCCTTAGCCGTATTAACAGGTACGTTCTGACAGATATGATTAGCTGACTTCTTTGGATCTAGAAGTTCAAAGTCTTCCGGCATGCCCATAATGCTTAGCGCTTCACGATATGTGATATAGCGATCCAGATCAGGGTGAGTAAGCATAGAAGGATAATGTCCCACGAAAGCACCGATGAAGTCCTTAGGGACGATAGTACCTCGGCGCATGACGTTACCACCAGCAGCAAGCTTATCGTATTTGTACTTACACTTGACGACTTCTTTATCGTAACCTTCTTTAGCAAGCCAGGCGCCGACTTGATTATAGTCGTAACCCTGTTGCTCGATAAACGAGAATGTATCATTCGAACGTACCTTCAAAAACTCCATCTTTTCGTGCGAGAACTCTCGATGCGATAGTCCACCATACATCTCTTCTAGAATGAAGCGGTAGTATGGATCATCTTTTGATGGAGTCTTAGGGTTGATCGTCTCTTGCATCGTATTACTACGAGCATCTCGGATCACATCCTCTATCTTCTTCCATGGACGATTATAGTAGTTCAACAGAGGAGTCTTCATTCCCTTCCAGAAGAAGTAGAACGAGCGCTCACGAGTCTGAGCTGTGCCGTGAAGTAGAGATTTGGTACGATAGACGGTCATCGCATAACCGTTATCTAGTCCGATCTTACGAACCTGCTCACGAATGTCCTTACCGATCTTGCCGGCGAAGCCAGGAGCGTTCTCACCAAACAAAACAACTGGCTTAATCTTAGAGAGAACATATTCAGTAGATTTAATCATCCACTGATTATTCTGGTTTTCTGTTCCAAAGCCATGACTTAGTTGAGACAATCCTGCGCATGGACACACGGTTGAAACCACATCGACGTAAGGTAATGCAGAATGAGGACGATCTACATAGTGATATGGAAGATCGATATTTTTGTTATTTTGATAGTAATTTAGAAGGTGCTTCTCATTAGCTTGAAAACCTTCATATGTCATGATGTATTCCGGAGCAACTCCGAATACATCATGAGACGCTAAAGTCATACCACCTATAAGGGGCACGATGGATGCGTGCTTCATCTATGTTTCTTTCTTATGTGTATAGCGACGTTACCAGCATTATTCTCATAATCGCACATCGGGCATTTAACACGCTTCTGAAAATTATGAGTGCCCTCAGCAAGTTGTTTACGCTGAATGTGACCGCCCAAGAAGTTGTGATTTCCCTCTTGTATTCTTTTAGCATTAGATTCGCTTTGAATTTTGCCGCCAGAAAACGGATGTCTTCCTTCTTCAACTAACTTCAAAGCATTTCGCCTAGAGACTTCTCCACCAATCCATGGATGTGTTCCATCCTTTATTTTCTTTTTATTAATTAATGGTCCGCAGAATGGATTTGTTCCATTAGCAGATCTTCGTCTATTAGACTCAGACGCTAATTTAGATTTATCTTCTTTAGATATACCAAGTCTATAGCTTAAAATCAAACAAGCAGCATGGTCACCCTGAGCATAATGTGTGTCATAGTGCTCTTGAATAGATAAAGCAACTAAATTAGTTGGACAGTTATTATTTCTATTTCCATCCTTATGATGAATATCATATGTTCTTCCAAACTCATCCGTTGGAATTGGTCCATATGTTTCTTCATAAATTTTACGATAGTTCACAGACAAAATTAAAAGAATGACTCGAGATTTGTGAAAGGAACCACAGGGTTCGCGGGAAGACCGCGCTTCTTGGGATCCTTGATCTGATTGATGTTATAGTCGATACCATTCCAATGAGGATACGACATACGAGAAAGATGAACAGACTTCTTGTACTCCATCGCATAGAGGTTTAGTTCACCCTTCGTATTTAGCAGGTAATCAGTCCAGCGAATGAACCTGACACCATTATTGAACCGGTTTGCAAGCAGCTCAAGACGATCATTGAATTCTTTACGAGCAGCCATACGCTCTTCCCAACTACCCCAAAACGGCTTCTTCATGAAGTAACCAGATTGTGGCAGCTTACGAGCCTCTTCTTCACACGGCAGAAGTTCGTAAAGTCCAATAGATTTAAGATTAGTCAGGCCATTGATGTCACCAGCAAAGAGTGTCGAAGCTTGCGTGAAGTACTGATCAGCTAGCTCGGTTGGAGTCGGCCAAAGATCTGTTCCTTCTTTCGTTTCTTTACGACATAGATGATGACGCAGATCAATGTTACCAAAGTAGATCTCCAGATCGGTTAGTTCAGACAGATCATCATAGACATCCGAAATAAAGCTTACGAACCCACGGCGCATAGCTCCACGCAGAGTCTTATAAGGAACAGAATTGATAGTCCAACCTGGACGATACATACAGATACTATGGCTATCACCGATAACCAACTTACTGGTTTTATTTGGATGATATAGCACAGGAACCTGCTCCATCCGAAGCAGATTATTCCAATCAACACGATCCCAATCAGAGCTAGGAGTACGACCATTACCACGATCCTGTGTTAGTTTTTCAGTAAGTTGCTTATGATAGTCTGGAAACGGAATAGCGAGTGAATAGACTTCGCCCTTGAACTGAGTCATATTGGCGAAGTTCCATGGATATGGAAAGCCTTCGGTTCCACCATAGAGATTTAGACCACCACTCCAGTCGTTGCCATGATAGACGTAGAGCTTGTCGAAGTCGTTAAAGTCATGAGTGACATTACCGCCAAAGTTGACATACACGTCATCTCCGGTCGCTTGCTTAACCATGTCTGCATAGATGACGCCCTGAGCGGCTCGATGGGACGCCATGAACGCTGCAACAGGAATGAAGGGTGCCACAACAAGTGACTTAGTCATTACGGTTCTCTAGATATTCGCTATGAATAGCCATAGCAACTGGCATCTGATACTGCCAGAGTTTATATGAACGGCCTAACCAATTGAGCGTAGATTCAGTTACAGCAAATCCTTCAGCATCAGGATCTATTCCTTTAGCGATGCATATAGTTCGGCAGATATGCTCGATAATATAACTATCCAAAGAATGATTCCAAAGATGAGGCAGCACTACTTCCGACTTCTTTAGAGATCGGAGCATTAGCTCTGTTGGCGGCTGCTGAAGGATTATCACGGAGGCGCTGAAAGACATTGAACTGGCAACATCCGATCTCGATGCCGAATGTCGTAAATCTTCCTAATTCAGAAGCCTCATTAAGAAACTTATAATCTATTTCACTGCAAATGTCAAAGTATTTTTCCTGGCGATCTCTAATTGCCAAGATCATTCTCATTGATGTAACAGGATTGATAGGATAAGAAGGCCAAAGCTCTTTAAGAGTAGCGCTGGCACCAGGGCCAGCAACCACATAATCAGCATTTTCATCCAAGTTGCCATGGGTTAATAGACCGTCGTGTCGTTGGAGCTCTTTAAATGGTTCGGAGAATTCGCTGTCGATAAGTGCAGACGACCCGATTCCAGGCATTCTAGCAAGGTTACTGCTGAAATGATAACCGTAATAAGGCCCAATGCCCCGATAAGACGTAAGAAATTCATAAGACTCTTTCATCGTTGGTTGTTTACTGTAATAAGCAACCCAAGTTGGCGTAAGCATCTTGATCCATACGATCATATCAGACGTACGCATCTTCCTAGTTGAATCAGTGTTACCTTTGATTATAACAGTCTTACCGATAGGCGACACTAATCCGCGCTTGTCGAGCGCGGTGTTGATCTCACGAGCGTGATTACGTGAAGCTACTTGTAGTGATGTACGAAGTTCTGTCGTACCCCAGATCTGCTGTTTATGAAACGATGCTAACTCGATGTTAGACATCAAGGCGTATTCGTAGTCCTCATCGCTTCGCAGTCGATCAAAGTCAATGTAGGACGCTCCTGTTTTGGTGAGATACGGGAGATCGCTTGCCGATCCTGTAATGATGTCAAGCGTCCTAGAGGGTCCATAGAACTTAACGATTGCTGAATTGACGAGCTTGTTGGTGAAGCTGACATTTTTGTTGTAATACAGCTTGCTGTTGAGCCAGATAATTTCGTCGTGGAAAGATCGATTTGGGTGAAAGTACGGCACAGGTCGGTTATCGACGACGAATCCAGTGCCAAATTCTGGACGATGGGTGTATGATCGTTTTGTATAGTCTTCAAATGACTCATTAACTTTACCAATTCTGACTGACCATTCTCGCCTGTTGAACTCGCGAATGAACGATCCTAGTTTATGTCGCACATCGTGATTACACGAGTTCCAAAGCTGGTCGTCAGTTAATTTCGTTACTTCGATTGTCGATAGGCCCATGCCAAACGTTTTCTTTTTCTACTAGGTCATGAACTATACGCACAACCTTAACTGGTGTTAAGCGCTCGATGATCTCAGCTTGAACCTCATCGTCTTCGAAATGAAGACCGATCTTAACACCGATCGCTAGCAGACCATTGATGATCGTAGCTTTGTGTTCACCGGAGCTCTCTCTAGTTTTCTTATCGAAGGCGATAGGATTGAAGAAGACCTTGTTGTATATATCGCGGCCTTGTAGCATTGCAATAGTATAGTCGTACTCTTCATATGAGCGACCAGTAATGATATAGTCTCTAGGCTCTGGGGTGAGACCTTCGAACTTATCACCCATATAGATCACGCCGTCGATATCATAGGTGTTGATCTGTCTACTTGGCATCAGCTAGTCTCCAACGAATTACATCAAGCATAGCTTGAATATTATCGACTAATCTAACATCGTGGCGATGACACATCACCTCAACATTGCCCTTACGCCAGAAGCCTTCAGGGCAGCATACTACGAGTTGTTTGGGTTCTTTCTTACCGAGCATATATCCGAGCTCGAGAAGAGTGATAGGTGCTTGACCCTTTGGATCGAAGTAGAAGCATACAAAGTCTGCTTGCTCTAGACGATCCATCTCCCAGTTAACTTGTTCGTTGAACTTGGGATCGAGAATAGACTGGCGCCAGCTGCTGTCCCAGTCATCTCTACGAGGATTGAAGATGGTTAGACCATCGACATCTTTGAACTCATTACATACGCGCTCTTGCCAATTGACGGCAGCACCCATATCGATGCTGCCAGCCAAAAAGATCGACCGCTCTGGCACCTTGCGTGGTGCCATCACGATTTTAGCCATTATTTGTGTCCAAGAAACATAATGTTAGTATCTTCTAGCTGTTCATTAGAAGGCACATTTAACGCATCAAAATTATGCTTCAAAGTCTGTTCAGTCCAACGACGTTCTGCTAGAGCTTGACACTCGGCATGCGCTTCCTGGATCATGAGCTGTGTCGGAGGAGTCTTTTGTGTCGCAGCAGAAGGACCACGAAGAGAACCGACCATTCCCATCTCACGAGCTACCTGAACATAGCGAATAGCATCGATTACGACTCCGGCTGAGTTCGGGCTGTCTTGGACTGAGAGACGAGCGTCAAACGTGACAGGTGCTCCTCCAAAGCCTTCAGCTTCGATTCGGAAATGAGCGACTTTGTTGTCGCCGTGATAGGCGATGTAGCTCGACGGTCCTGCATAAATTCCATTCTTTGGTACTGGGATGCCACGAATATCATTCTGAGAACGGATCACGTTCTCCTTAGAGATCTTCTTCGAAGCAAGACGCGACTGATCCATCATGTTGAGGAAGTCGGTGTTGCCACCATGGTTAGTCTGTTCATGGAACTTGACGTGCATACCACGATTGAAGAAGAGTTCCTGCAAAGCCTGGCTTAGGACAGAAGCACCAAGCTGCGAGCGCATGTCGTCGCCGATCGCAGGAATACCAGCAGCCTTGATGCGCTCTTCCCAGAGTGGGTTAGATACGATGAAAACTGGGATACAGTTGACGAAAGGAACCTTTGCTTCAAGGCAACCTTCGACATAGAACTCAGTCGCTTCTTGTGAGCCGACTGGCAGATAGTTGAGAACAACATCGATCTTATGATCGATCAGGTCTTGGACGAGCTTCTCGTGAGTGAGCTGTTCGGATACTTCATCGATACGGAACGATTCATCTTCGTCCATATTGAGCATGTGAGGAGCGACACCATCGAGAACAGCGCCCATCTTAACAGTGACATTATCGCATACAGCAGCAACGTCATGACAAGTCTCATGCTCGAAGTTCATAGCGCAGTTTGGCTTAGCGTAGATAGCGTTAACTAGATTGACGTCGACCTTACGCGGGTCGACGTCATAAGCGAGAGCGAAATCGATGTAAGATGGATCATATCCACCGATTTTTGGGAATGCTAGACCGTCGGTACGACCGGTTTGCGTGTATAGCGCTACACCTTCTACGAGGCTCTTTGCGCAGTTGCCGACGCCAATAATGGCGACGCGGATACTATCTTTCATTTGTATGTCCTTAAAGTATATCAGTTTATATTAACGTGGACAAATTTGGCCTAAGGTTAGGGTAGGTCCACATAAATACTTATGTTATTGTTCTATTTCAGTTAGAGAAAATGCAAACTTATTTTTATTGTTACAAAGTAACACATCTCCCAACAAATCGATTTTACATTGGTAGAAGATCATACTTTGGATGTAGCATCTCTAATGATGATTATATGGGTTCTGGTGTTCTTATTAAGAAGATATTGAATGAACACGATATCTACGAATTTCATAAAGAAATTATAGGTGTTTATGACACTGCATCTGAAATGATAGAATTCGAAAAGAACTTTATCACTGATGTGTTTGATAATCCACTATGCTTAAATCTGATAATAGGCGATGCAAAAACAATAGGAATAGTTAAGCACAAACTATCAACAAGAAATAAAACATCTCTTAGTATGTCAGGTGTATCAAATTCTATGTTTGATAGAAACCATACCGAAGAATCGAGAAATAAAATTTCTATGACTAAGACTGGAAAAATATCTCTCTACAAAGATGGTAGAATGATAAAAATGGCTATAGATAAAGCAGTTTTAATGATCAAAAATGAAAAATATGTTCCATCTCCAAAATCATTTGAAAAACTTAAATCTGTAGATATTTCTCTACACCTAGACAATGATCGATCATTGTCTGAAATAATGAAGTGGAAAAATGGCTATAGAGTTCCTAAAAGCCGAACTCTACGAGAGTAGAAACTGCCGACAATTGTTAAGACAGTTCTCAATATAGTGTGGGTCGTTTATCTGCCGATTTAACGGCGAAGGATGTGGTAGCTTAAAGTGAGTCTTACCTACCCGATGTAGCGCTTCACTGGCAAAGTTGCCCAGTGCTACCACCTTGTCTACTTTATATACTGCGCGCGATAAATTGTCAAGGTCTAAATCACTCTGCTTCACGCTGCCAGTTCTATCGCTGACATTCATGAAAGCAAAGGTCTCTAGACCGAGTATATCGATCCACTTATTCAGTCGATCAAATGTTAGGTTTGTGCTGCTTTGTTTCGCTGAAGGATTTTGCCCGACTAACAGGATTATGGCCGAACCCGAGTGCGTGTTTAGATTGACAGCTCTGATCAAGCCCTGCAGTGACGTCCCAATGTTTACCTGTGTACTTAAAACCAATGTAGTCGATCCCTGCTTCATCTAGCATCGTTTGTGATAATTTCCAAGAGTCCATCCACTTAGTGTTCTCTCCGTCATAAGCCATCACGACCTTCTTAACACCAACTTGAATGATGCCAGGTGTGCATCGGTGACAGATAGGAAGACCAAACACATATAGAGTCGAATCTTTTAGAGTTATCCCACTTAGACATGCGTTAAAGATGCAATTCATCTCTGCGTGAACTACGAAATCGTATTTAACTTCTCGATTATTCAATCGTGAAGCTAGATCTTCAACTCCACGAGGGAAACCATTGTAGCCTTGAGTTAAGATCTGTCCATCAAGACCTACAGCTATAGCGCCGATCTTAGTGCTGGGGTCTTTAGACCATAAAGATACTTGACGAGCCATCTCAAGAAAACGAAAATCCCATTTGAAGAACTCATGGTTCATCATGGATATCCATTGGTTCTTGCGATCTCATTATTCTCATAATAGGAGCTGAATTAAATTCACCATTATCAATATCGATGAACACTTGAATAAAGATCCAACCACATCCTATAGTTCTACGTTTAGGATATATCTCAGAAGGCGGTTCATGTTCAAAGAAAGGTTTCCAGTTCCATTGAAACGGATTGATATTGAGACGTAAGCTTAAATTACTGTTTGTCAGATACTTTATCATCAGTCCTCCCTACATCTTGTGTTGGGTGAAAGTCACCATAGATACAGTGCACCAGTTCATGACCGATATATTCTGGTTCGTAGATGTATGCTGGATCATACATGTATATCTCACACTCATTAGAATTTTTGTTAGAATAAGTGAAAGCCATAGTTTCGGCGTTAGGCGGGTCTTTCACACCATTAGATATTTTAGCAGCTTTGAATTCTTTTTCTGATCTAAACATATGTATGCGAAGATGAATATCTGTGTGCATAAATTCAGCTTGCTCTATGATATAACCATCAGAGCCGCGCTTAGACTGAATGTAATACGTATCGTTTGATTTTTGTTCTTCTACTATCTGACTCTTTTTAACAAATCTATCTGCGATCTTAAAACCGCAATAGATGCCCACCGCAAAACATAAAACAAAAATCAAACTTCGCATATCATTTCACCAAGTTGAAATGTTTCTCGTATACGTGTAGTGAACCAACATTCCAATAGATATTACCAGCGTCGATCTCTAGATCATTAGCCAGTTTATCGAGGACGTGCTTCTGCCAGGCATAGTCGTTCTTGTAACCAAAGACCACATCATTAGAACGCATCTGCACGATAGAGTGAAGCTTATGATCACGTATGACATATTGTACAGCATTCGTGCACATGAAGTCAGACATACCACCCCAGTTGTAATCATACTGCATGCTTGGGCGAGTATATATCATGATAGCTCTACGAGACTCTTTATCTAATTGTAGAGTCTTAAGACAGTTCGCATACTGCGCGGAGTTCTTGTGGCTGAAAATAGCCCAACCGTAATTACTATTGATTCGACCAGTTGGAGTAGCGACAGCTTTCCAGATCGCAGGAACTGGAGCAGGAATGTCGTTCACGTTAAGTGACTGACCTTCGTACCAAGCGATCTCGCGCTGGATGTAGCCTTCATTCGGAGTGCCAAAAATCGATGGAGCATCTGCGATGAAATTAGCTCCAACGATCTCGATCATCTTACATCCAGTTTTATCCGTTACGTAAGTTTCATCGGCTAGTAGAGATCTAAATGATTCTTTAATATCTGACGTTGTATTATATTTGTGCATTAACGAGGCACCTTTCCGAAGTGACCCCAATGACTAATAGAATACATATCTTCATCAATACGGTCACCTACATCTGTGACTTTATTATGATACATAACACCAGAATCAAAAGCAACACCAACTTCGCCACTATATTTGGATGTATCTATGGCTTTATTTTCTTGAAAATTGCTAGTTGGTTTATTACGATTAAAGATATCGCGAGTAGGATCTTGGCCTTCCATCTTGCCACGTAGATAAGCTACCGCAAAACTCAGATAGTTGATCGCGTCTTTATAAGTGTCTTCAAGACTCTCAAAATTAGGTTCATGGGTGCCTCCATTTTCTTGAGGTTCTAATAGAGACTGTGCCCGTAACAATTTCTGAGCTACCATGTCATGAATGGTAGACACCCCACGTCTGTAGTGCATAGCCTGAACGATGTTAGACTTTTCATTTTGATAGTCTTGCGATTTGCGGATCTGCAGATCCATACACTCCTTCAGTACTCGCACTGACTCGCGTTCTGTACTCATCATTTCCCTTAAATTTTGAAAGTGACAGATCCCACATCTGTGTGGAAACTTCTGTGTCATGGATTATACCAATGTTTTCCAATAATGTCAATCGGTAAAATCTACAATATTGATTAACGAAATTCTGTTTAAAGAAATCTCGTTTATCTTCGTTATCTTTAACGCTCTCATACAATTCGATAGGATCACCAGGTTTATGCGGTATCTTAACAAATATTAGTCTATCGACTGAATCGCACTTGAAGCCTTGGTTCTCTGGTAAGCAGAAAGCGTTGTACTTGAAGATCGGCATAAGAGTTTTAATCTCTACCGTTTCTCCATCTACAACCATGTCTTTAACCATGTCGTACTTATCTGTAGAAAACTTAACAGTTATTCCATGATAGTTGAACCATTTAGCAACTGTCTTTTCGCCAAGTGCGCCTAGAGCTTCGCGCCTTTGGTTTACATTCATTCAAAGCTCTTATTGAAGTCCGTATAATCGATCTCATCGAGGAGACCATGGTTACCTTCGTGACTTGGAGCGATCCATCCGACCGGCTTGATCAGATCTGGCAGACCAAGTGGGTTAGGGCGCTCAGCTTTAATGCCGCGTTCCTTAGCCATATTAGCGATATGGACTTCATCCCAAGCGATCTGAGAGTGAACATTGTAAGCGTCTAGAGTACCAATAGCTACGACGCAAAGATCGATAAGAGCATCGACTACGTCTTCAGCACTCTTAGCGTTCTTTAGTTCGTCGATCTCTTCCTGCAGGAACTTCGTGCGGAAGATTAGCATCGCCTTCAGTTTTTCAGCATCCATCGCATCGATAGCGTCATGGAAGCCGTAGTGAGAGTGCATCTCATTTAGATCAACCCACCATGGAGCGGGCAGTTCTACATACGTTTCTACTTCTTCGAACATTATATCCTTATTGGAGGATCGCCCACTCTGGTGGTGATCTCTTTTTCCAGCTGTACATGTGCGACTTATGCTTATTGTAATACGCACGGTAGTTTGTAACAAGGTCGCCGATTAAGCAATCTTCGGCAACACACGATGGCGCAGGAGTCATATCCCACGCTTTGAGATTGAATGGTGGATTTTGAAGAGTAACAAGCATCGCTTGACACTTATGAGTGCGCTCATAGCGACGAGTGTACTCTTGAAGAAGACCATCAAAATGATCTACGAGCCAGTTGTAGTTCTCGATAGATTCGCGAACCCAGATGGCAGACGGATGGTTGATGTGGGTAGCTTGATACATCTCGTAGTCACGAGAGTCATCTAGCTGCCACGTTTTCTTGCGTCTACCATTCTGGATGATAGTTGTTTCTTTGCCGTCTAGAACTCGATGCGCCGTTGAAAGCAGCTGAGCAGACTCTACGATCATCTTAACGACATGCTTGTCGACCAGATCAGAGGCTGCGTTAAATGGGTCTAAATTGACAAAGAAGATATTCACAGTTATCTCGCATAACAAATGCACTGATACCCAGACGAAGTATCACCGCACCTAGGACATACACCAGCATCATACTTGTTATCATAAACATTCTCGAGTCGCTGCAGAAGATTATAAGCAGCGTCATCACCATTAGCAGTCATGTAGTCTAGAAAGGCATCTACAAAATCAGCGTCGGTCATTACGCTTCCACTTTTTGAATGCCTGCTCACGGTGGTAAGTGTTTGCCCTCGTGAAGAAGTTGATTCCGTCTAAGTGATCGAGCTCGTGCTGGAAGCAGCGAGACGTGATGCCCGTGAATGTCTTGGTGTAAGTTACACCGTCTGGTCCTTGGAAGCGGACCTTAATGTTCTTTGGTCTCTTGATCTTGACGAAGAGACCTGGATAGGTTAGACAACCTTCCTCTAGAACGACCTGCTCATCACCATACTCAACGATACGAGGATTGAAGCACGCGAAAGCAGGTTCACCCTCCATAACGAACATACGATGGTTAAGTCCAACCTGATTTGCAGACAGACCAATCCCATTGCACTCACGCATGAAATCAACCATGCTCTGAGCAAGCTCTCCAGTATCGACACCATTGAAGTGAAACGTATCTAATTTTGTAGTCAGACCACTATCTGAGTGTGGAACAAGTGATAAGTTCATGGTCTCTTATATACTACTCTATAGTGAATGTAAAGGATTAATTAAAGATGTTCTGGCGATCTAGTATCGAATAAAGATACTGAATATCTTTAAGACGAGCATGTTCTAATGCAGTATGATCTATATAAACACTAAATGGATCACGTCCTGAAAGGAAGAAAAAAGCCTGATCAGAAGATACTGGAACACATTTATTAGCTAGATCTGTTCCTCGTAGTTTTTCAATATCTCTGATGATCTGTCTGGCCACACATAGATGAAGACCAACGATATAGAGTTTATCTTCTATTTCATCAGCTGATGGAAGTGACAATATCATCTTTGTAGTTCGTCCTGTCGCTCTTGGTTCAAATCGAGCGACATAACTGGATTCTATACTTTCAATACTACGCATTACTTAACCATTTTAGAGAAATTAGAAACTTTCTCGAATTTAATAACTGAATGGAATTTCTCAAACAACGAGTCTCCCATATGTGAAATAACGAATACATTAGTGTCTTCCATCGTTTCGATAATAGCGAAGAACGCATCCTTTGCATCACCATCGATAGATCCGTCGAGAACCTCGTCCATGATGAGCAGATTAGTGTTGATCGAATTTCTCAGCTTAGAAACAGCTCTCCAAGTGAAGAGAATAGCTAGGTTGATCCTCATCTTCTCACCCTCTGAGAACGATGCGTATGAAAATTCGTCTCGGTGACGTGATTTAATAGTCTCTTCGAATGACTCATTGAGCTCGAAATTAACGAAAAAATCCATAACTGACAGATACTTATTGATCAACTTATTAATGATCGGAATGTACTGACGAACGATCTTAGACTTGATACCGCCGTCCTTTAAAAGGATACCAGCGACCTGATAGAGCTGCTTGGTCTCATGAAGTTGCATGAGAGTTATACCGATATCTTTGATCTCGTTTTGAACGTTATCTACTTCTGATGTATCTACTTTGTCCGAAGATTTCTTAAGACTCTTAATCTCGGTATCGAGCTGGTGTACATATTCATGCCACCCCGTGATCTTCGTGTTAAGGACCTTAAGTTCGAGGTTACGATCAGTGATCTCCATTGAAATCTTGCTGATCTCACACATCCTATCTGATGTTTTTGTAAATTCTTCCTCAAGCTGATTAAGTCCGATTTCTGTTTCTGAGATCTTGTTAGTCTTAGATTCGATAGTTTTGAACTTAAACGACTCATCAATATTCTGTTGACAGGTAGGGCAATTATCGTAGTCGTTGAAGAATCCAACTTCCTTACGTATAGACTCGATCTTTGATGTGATCTTGACACGAAGAGACTCGAGAGTGCGAAGCTTCTTTGAGATAGCATCTTGGTCTGCGATAGAAGCTTGGAGTTCTTTGATCTCGCAGATGAGCTCTTCGATCTGGAAACATGTTGCTTCAATTTGACTTTCAGTCGACTGTATCTGGTCGCGTTTCTCGTCCATGAGTACATCGATATTTTCCTGTAGTTCGTTGATATGCTTTTTTATAAGCTTCAACTTCTGCTGAGCCATCTCTTTTTTTGTATCAATCGAATAGATAGCTGAATTATTATCGTTGGTTTTTTGAACCAACAATTTGTTCATCGTCGTGAATACCTGAAGGTCAAGAAGGTCTTCGATGATCTCTCTTCGATTGCCAGCTGGCAAAGCCATAAAAGGCTGATAAGTGGCGCTACCAAGAATAACGATCTGGCAGAAACTCTTGTAGTTACACTTGATGATCTGCTTCTCAAGCGTTTCTTGATATTCCGTATTCTTCGCGTTTTGATTAAGTAGTTTACCGTCTTGAAATACTTCGAATATGCCAGGTCGGTCACCGCGTCTAATAATGTACGGGATACCGCTGATCTTAAGTTCACATTCGACTAGCAGTCCTTTGCGAGTGATGGAATTGTGAAGCTGAGGCTTATTGATCTTTCGGAAAGGCTTACCAAATAGAGCATAGGTAATAGCATCGAGAAGCGTAGATTTTCCAGCACCGTTCTTACCTACGATTAGAGTGGTACGATGTCGGTTGAGCTGCAGCTCGGTCCAGCTGTTCCCGGTTGATAAGAAGTTCTTCCATCGGATGGTTTGGAACTCGAGCAAAGTGTTTCCTTATGAACTTTTTCTAGACACTCTTCTGAGCAGTAGTTCTTGAGATTGAGTGGAGGAATCGAGGAGGTAACTAGCTGATGACAGACGATGTCTTTGAGACAGTCTTCATTAGCACAACTAAAGATCACATTATAGTCAACTACAAACATTATTCATGCTTCTCCTCAAGTTCGTTGATCTTATCAAGAACGTTCTTGTATTGATTAGCTAGCAATCTTCCGTATGCAGATGTATCGAGCTGCATGATACTAAAGCCCTCCATCGCAAGCCACGTCTTAAGTTCGATCCAAGCGTCGTAGTATTTCATTTCTTACAATCTTCGTCTCTAGTGAATTTAGACCATAGTATCTTACACTTAACGCAAAAACATGTTCCATACTTATCTATGTCCCACTTATGTCTATTCGATGCTGACTGCTTCATCATAAAGATCCGAAATAATACCTTGTAGCTTCTCTTTGCTAATGTCATTGTTCAAGTTCATCTGGTCGATGACTTTCTTGAAGATCGTTAGAGTATCTTCAGCTTCATCGACGATATCTTGGTCATCCTCAAGGTTGAGGTTCATATGATCTTCGACCACTTGTAGATCGATGACACCTGACTTCTCGAGCTTATCGATAAACATATCGAACCAATATGGATTTGACTTGTTCTTGACTACGACCTTAACGATGGTCTCTTTGTAGGAGCTTACATCGAACTCCATGATCTCAGATAGAGTCATGTCCTGGTCGTCGTAGAAGATCTTCTTGAAGATCGTTATTGGGTTCTGGATGAAAGTAAGTTCGCGAGTCTCAGTATCAAATACGTGGAAACCGCGAGGATCATTAAAATCGCTCCAGGTATACTCACAAGGAGCGCCAAGATAGTGGATATTACCAGAGCTACTACGAGTATGATAATGTCCAGAGCACACGATATCAAACTTGGCGAACTTGTTAGGATCTTCACCTTCCATAGCAGTATGACCGCGATACATGGCAAAACCACTAAGTTCCAGATGTCCGAAGGCAATCTGAGCATCTGTCGACTTAAGCATACCCATAGTGTGCTCGAAGTTCTCAGAGCAGATCCAAGGAACGAAGAGGATCTTACAGTCATCGAATGTTACTTCCGTCGATTCGGTGTACCATTTGAAGTTCTCGTTGGTGTTCAACCAGTACAATTCTTCCATCGCATTGACGGAGTTCGTGTTCTTGTAATATGTGTCGTGATTGCCGATGATAATGTGAGTATTAAACTCAGCCATCGCCGGCTCAACGAACTGTTTACGTAGAGCTCTAGCGGTCAGGAAGTTGATGTACTTCCTACGATCTACGATGTCACCAAGATGGACGATGTCCGTGATCCCGTGCTCGCGTAGATAAGGAAAAAAGACCGTGGAGTAGAACCTATCGAAGTAGCGGTGAAAGGCTACATTGTCATTTCTTACACCCCAGTGAGTGTCGGTAACTAGTGCAATCTTCATCTATGTTCTTTATAAAGGCGGACGCAGCAGCCCTGATTTCTAGCTCAGGAACGTCCTTCCAGCCTGCCCGGACCGGCTTGCCGTATGTTCTCCACGCCTTCGGGATCGGAGGACGCTGCTCCGAAATCGATATCAAGACTGATACTCGCCACCCAGGTCACTTCGGCGCCCATTTTACGCACCTGGCGAAAAGCTTTCTACTTCTCTCAATCCTATGCTTTATAACATAGTTACTAAGAAATGTCAAGGGTTATTCTTCTCCGAGAAACTTCTCAACGCCCTTGACCTTAGCTACGTCTTTCTTCTTGGCCATCTTGGATTCAAAGCTCTCGATAATACGATTAGAAACTTCGTTGTTACTATTATCTCCGAGTGATCCATCCCAGCTAGAACTATCAAAAGCTGATGTTGACAACATAGCTTTATGCTTGATATAGTTGTGCTTGTTCTCTTTCTGAATCCTTCTGACGAAGGCACGCCATGCGATCAGAGAGAAGTAGCCGAATGGATTTTGCTTCTGCTCATTTGGGTTGAAGTTATCAACAGCAGCTAAGCAATTTTCAATTCCATCTCCAACCATCTCTTCTCGAAAACTGTAGTTAACGAAGTTGGGTCGATACGATAACTTCTCACAGAGCATGTAGAAACATGTACCGAGATAATTATTGATCTTCGGTTTGTCTGTTCCATTAGCTTCAGCCTCCATAGCTGCTAGACGATACGCCGTCATCTCAGCATGGAACTTCTTCTTATCGATATAGTGTGTGGTAACTCTCTTATTCTTCACTCAAATTTTCCATTGACAATTTTCTTGCACTATTGTATAATGCCTGTGGGCACAGTGATGTAACTATTAGTGCTCTGATGCAGATTGGTGGATATGTCCATTAGCATTATCCTTGAATACGATATTATGAGCCGCCATCTTAGATGCCATATCTATTAGTTTCTCATCGTACTTAGCTAATGACATAGTACTGATATCGATAGATTGTTTATAATACTCTTTGAATGGATCACTCATTATACAAGTAGATATGATAGTATGCTTAGCTAGTGGTATCATTCTCTCGTGTGTAGCTGTCGAATATTTGTTCATTGTCACTACGGTGCTACCATCTTCGTTAAAGTATTCTTCTTGAACGAGTGGATCATACATAACAACAAATGGGTCTAAAGAGTTTGCTTCGTCTTCATAGATCTTTGCAAAGATCTCTTGACCGTTGATAAGCTTTAAGATGGCGTACAGATACTCTTTCATGCGCTTAGTTTTACTCTATGAATACGATAATCAAAGTTTTCTTCGTTATAGAGTTTAACTCGTTCTACGAAGTGTCGGGTTGTATGGTTTTCTCTTGACTTCCAAGTTAGATCATCTGAGAGGTCATAAAGAGTTACTTCGGTTTTTGTTTTAGAAACTCGTAAACCACGCCCAATGCTCTGTAGAACTTTAATACGTGATTTAGACGGTGAAGTGAATATTACATTATGCAAGTTTTTAACGCTAACACCGGTTGAAAATGTTCCAGATGAACAGATAGCGATAGCATCTGTTTCGGTCTCTAGGATCTTTCGGATCCTCTCTCGATCATCTACATCGGTCTCACCTGCAATAAAGTAGACCGGACGATCGGTAACTGCTTTGATCAGCTCATACAGAACCTTGCCATGCTTCTCGACGTACTGGAAGAGTAACAGCGAGTTTCCTTTTAGACTCAGTGCAAGCTTCTTGATAAATTCATTGCGGGCTTTGCAAGTAACAATGAATTCTATCTCATCTTTATAGTCGGTGAGATGTTTAGATACATGCTTTTTAGTTTCATCTGTATAAACAAGAACTATCGCCTCTACAGATAGTTTGGCGACGATACCCTTGTCCATCAGCTCTTTAGTAGAGATGACCCTATGAACTGGACCGAATAGACCTTCAAGGACTAGCTCGTTAGTCTCAGTTCCATCGAGAGTACCAGTAAGACCAATTCGATACGGACAGTCTACTAGTTTAGTCATGATCGAAGTAAGAGACTTCGCTTTAAAACCATGAGCTTCATCTCCAATGGCTAGCTTATAACGACTAAACCATTTCTGAGGAAGCTGATATACCGATTGCCATGTAGTAACTACTATAGGTTTATCGGTGTTCTTATCGTGCCCTGAATAGATCTTATGAACGTATCTATCACTGTCTAATCCATATTCTTCAAAGTCAGAATACATTTGATTAACTAGTGATGTAGTTGGTACGACTATAAGAGTCGGTACTTTATAGTACATGCAGAGCAAATAGATGATGAAGCTCTTGCCAGATGATGTTGGAGAGAGCAAAAGTGCTCGACGTTTCTGAACTGCTTTAATAAACGCATCATACTGGTGATCGTGCGGTGTCATCGTAGGAGCGAGATCTTCTACGAAAGATTTAGCATCCTTGATCTCAAACTTAACATCTGCAAATCTCTTAGGGATAACTAGCACATATTCGCGGTCTTTGCAGAACTTAGCGAGTTTGCGTAGAAGTCCACCATATAGCAGACATGTAAATGGATTGAATAGTCGAATCTTACCATCCCACATCTTTGCTTTGAACTTTGCCATAAACTTATAGCCAGGAACAAAGAACGTGAAGTAGTCGGAGACCTCTTGAGCGATACCAGGTTCGCATATTAATCTGATATTTACGTCATCGACGTATTCAACTTTTATTACATCTGTCATTAGCTGCCATTCATAAACCTTGCCCAATCTACAGCAGTCTTTACCTGGAATCCGAGACGTGAGATGATGTCCATAATAGACTTCAGAGTCTCGACCTTCTCGTTCTGCATTCCGATCTTAAGACTTAGTGCTATAAGATCTTTGTCTGCATCTAGCCAAGGAGCTACATCTGATTTCAGTATGCGACCCTTAGCTGGTACTTGCCAACCTTTATCAAATTGCTCTTGAGTTGGACCATCTACGTAGAATAGTGTTTTATCTAATTTGAGTTCTTTAAACTCTGCTTCATACTTTCGAAGTAGTAGACGTTCATTCGAAAGAATCTTAGCATACTTCGCGTGCATCTGTGGGATTCTAAGTGCTACTACATCGAGTTGAGTACGATCGATGTTAGAGTCTTCATCCCATGATGAATATATGTCTTCAAGTTTCATTTCTTAACCGTGTTCAATTTATGCTATTATAACACGTATCGTCAAAAATGTCAATTTAAATGATTGTTTCTACTGTAAAAGTTGTGTATTTAAATGTGACTGAACATGTTGGAACCGGTGTTTCTGAAACAGCAGCGTTGAATAGAATAGGACCTACGTTTGTTGGAAACGCATCAACAAACGTATACTTGATATTAAGATTTCTAGCACCAGTCATAGCATATAACATGATGTTAGATGTTACTTCATCTGTTCTAGTTTTAAAATTTTCATTAGTTAACATAGCTTTGTATTCATCAAAGCTATCTGGGAATCCAAGGCCTCTAATCCAATTATACATCTCGATGTAACCTTTAAGATCTTCATCGACCATAAATGACACTGTTAAAGGATCATATTCTACGTGGTCACCTGGATAGTTAATATCAGTGAATGGTGTTCCCATTGGATTACTACCAAGACTGATAGATGGTAGGATCACATTTTGTGCAAAAAATGATAGATACGGAGCGCGCTCAATAGCGAATCTAAAATTCGATGGATTGAGCAGACTCATGTTTGTTATTTGTTCCATACTGCTATTTATGGAACCTCGTATACAATTCTAATATGAGCAATAATGCAATATAACAATTCACATGTGATATATTAAATGCAAAAAAAGAGGGACCGAGTTTCCCCGGTCCCTCAGTATATGTCTGGTTAATCCAGATCTTACATAAGATTTGCTACAGCGATTCTACGGTAGTAGACGTTTGCGTTAGCATTAAGAGCACCTAGACCCTGGTTAAGACCTTCAGCGAATGGGTTAGCGACCATGCCGTAGCGAGTCTTGAAACCAATCTTTGGCTGGAAGGTACCTGGATCTACTGCACGAACCTGCTGTAGAGGAACGTATGGGCAGTAGAAGATGCCGGCATCATATGGGTGTGAACCCTTATAGCCAACGGTTAGGTAGTTACCACCGATCGCATATGGATCGATATAGACCTTTAGACGACCATTTAGAATACCAGCGAAGGTATTACCGGTATCGTCGATAGTCATGTTATTATTACGATCTAGAGCTGGAGTGTAATCCAGAACACCAGCCATCTGTAGAGCAGAAGCTACGTCTGCAGAACAGATAACGATGTTACCCTTACCACGACGGGTTGCTTTTGCGATAGCGTTAGCTTCACGCTCTAGCTGGAACATAAGACCCTTGAACTTTTCTACTGACCAACGACCATTAGAATCGGTATCAAGATCGAATGTACCTGCTGTTGCGGTATCGGTTTGAGCACCAGCGGTTGCAACGATGTTAACGGTACGAACAACTTCACGGTTGATTTCCGCTAGGATTTCAGTCGTTAGGATGTTTGAAAGCTCGGTTTCAGCATCTAGACCGTGAACAGCCTTAAGATCCTGTGCCAGTTCCATGCTGTACTCAGCCTTTAGTGCACGACCCTTAGCGGTAACCGTGACCTTCTCGATGCTGAATGACATTTCTGGGAAAGCATTACCTGCATCGGCGCCTAGAGCTTCTAGCGTTGCAGTATTAGTACCAGAACCAGTGTTGTAGGTGTTAACTACACCAGTTGGTAGAGTACCAACATGCTTGTGGCCGTAGGTGTTAGCGTTATCAACAACAGATGAGAATGAAGTATTTACTTCGTTGTAGAAGGTTTCACCACCCTGGTTGCCGTAACGTGAGCGCATCGCGAAGATAAGGCCGGTTGGACCGTTCATTGGTTGAACGCCAGCGATATCGTATGCCATTAGATTAGGCATAGCACGACGTACTAGGTTAATCATGATCGGGTCGAAGGTAGCGATGTTACCTGAGCCCTGTGAAGAGTTACCCCACTGGTTGGTTGGAGTTGATGAAGTATACTCGTTAAGTAGACCTCCACCCATACCATTTTCAGACTCAGTAACTAGAGCACGCTCGGTGTTCTCAAGTAGCTGAGCGGTAACCATACGCTTGTATGGATCCTTGATTGGCGCCAGGTCTTCATGCTCAAGAATTGGCTGCCACTTCTTCTTGATTTCCTCAGCTAGGTTAAACATTAATAGCTCCCTTAAATCCTGGGTTTTCTTTTATTTATCTAACAGCAATTCTTAAGTGATTACTTGTTAAAACGAACACTACGCGAAATTGATTTCTTGTACATATCGATCATTGGATCTAGAACAACAGTAGCATCAGAATGTGCTGCATCTGGATCAGATTCTTCTACGATAATACCAGTTGTGGTCTGAGACTTAGAACCTACAACGCTTTCTTTGATAACATTTAGTTTTGCTGTAAAATTATCAAGATTACCATCAAAATCAACATTTTCTACTAGTGAGCGAAGCTTCTCTGATTGAGTTAAAACCAGTCCTTCACAAACACTATTGATGACATCATTCTTTTTAGACTCAAGAACGGCATCTTTTAGATTTTTATTTTCGACTATGGTTGAGTCTAAGCGCTCACTTAGATCTTTAACCTGAGCCGCTAGTTCTTCAACAACATCTACCTTAGACTCTGGGATGTCCATGTAGTGCTGAGAAAATAGATTTTGAAGACCATCAATAAAATCTTCCATAAGTTCATTTCTTAGAGAAGATTCGATAGCTACTTCATTTTCATTTAGCCATTTTTCGATAACTAAATCTAAGTGCGCATCTAGCTTAGTTGACATCTCTTCTTCAAGAGAGGTATAAGCTTCATCTAGCTTAGAATTCATATCTTCGATAAGAGCTTCACGCTCAAGGACAAGACGTGCCTCGACTGCAGCTTCGAATAAATTAGAAACACCTTCTTTTAGTTCGGTTGAAAGCTCATCGCCTTCACCTAGAAGGTTTGCTAGATCATCACGTGCAGACTCTTTCAACTTACTTGAAGCTGCAGATGGGTGCATCGTGATAGTTGATTTGTTTTCACCCGATTGACCACCACCAATAGCGTCACCTTCGTGACCGACCTTAGCTAGTGTATCATTCAGATAGTGTGATAGGTCTTCGATACTCATACCTGATAGAGCGAGAAGCGCCTTGTTAAGCATCTCGGTCTTTGCGGTACTGTGCATGTGAACAGTTGCAGCAGCTGCTGACTCTTCTTTAACTAGGTTTGCTTCTGGAGCGTCAGACATCAGTAGTCTCCTTGAATTTCTATTATTTATATTTCGCAATTTTTAAGGTAGCTTGCGGTTCGAAAGAGACCAGATGAATTGCTCAAAGAGTTTCACCTTGTTCTCATTGATAGTTTTTGCTGGCATCTTTTTCATAGATTCAGCTAGTCTATCGACTGGCTGTTGAGAATATGTACCTGAAACAGAATCAAAGATCCAATTTACATTTTCAAAAATACCTTGAACAAATGCATCGTGTGCAGATGGATCAGTAACAACATCAGCTAGAGTTGCTAGACGGAAGTCGTTCTGAACATGAGCAACACCCTCTTCCATCTTAAGTGAACCCATCCCTCGTGATGATACTCCAAGTGAACCACCGGCGTTGATAAGTCCTTCAACGATCTGTCCCATGGGAAGTTCTGTTAGAACTTTAGAACGCCCGATAAAGTTATCACCATCACGATGTACACTTTCATGTTTAATGCAAATTCGATCTAAGTTAATAGTTGGACCTTGTGGGTGACCAAGCTCACCCCAAGCACGATTAGTCTTAATATGCGACTCATTATAACGATTAACTTCCGATTCTAGCATATCTGCATTATAAATTCGGCCATTACGATTCTTGATATTTCCTTGGAGGAACGTGCCCTCTAGCCAAAGATGCTTCTTACCAGCTTTCTCTTCGGTGATAGATTGTAGACCTTCTAGAACTTCGCAGATAAGTTTCATCTAGTATTCCTTAATAGATTTATTATTTATTTGTTAACATATTCTATTAAGCAAATCGAACAACATTAGGCTGCAAACTACCATTAGAACCCTCTAAAGTCATTCGATAGAGACTAATTAGATTAGCTTCATTTCCGACTAGAGGTGTAGACGGTGGAGTAAAGCCTGTTCCGGTGTAGATAGCAGCGTCATAAGTTGCTACCTCAAATATAGACGCTCCAGATACACCAGCGAAGAAATCACTACCTGATGCATTAACGATTACTGGAGATCCAGTAATCGTATACGGTGAAGGTGTTGCAGCCGCTGGAGTTGGTCTTACTAGAGTCGTTCCATCCCACACATATAGTGTAGTAGCTGTTGCTGTTTGTGTAGCAGCTATCCAATAAACGTGATTAGTTAATAGAGCAGAAGCCGTAGTAGTAGTCGCACCACCATTCTGTCCTGAAGCAAATATTTTTCCAGTAGATGCTGCTAGATATATTCCGAACTGTCCATTATTGTAAATGGTTTTATTACCTGTAGCAGAAAATGAAGTTGGTGTTCTAATACGAGCAACAATAGTCATATCTGTAGTGCTATAAGCTAATTCGTGATGATTTCCAACGAAGGATTGTGGTGATGTACCATATCCAGCAATAAGAGGTTTTCCAAATCCAGCTAGATGTTCAACCGAATCATACGACGCACCTGTCATAGTTAGGTCAATCATCGATTTAGGTGCGATATAGGTATTAGTATAATTGCTAGTTGGAGTTACCGTACCACTGCTATTGAGAGCGGCAGCATTTGTTGGAACAACACTATTTTGGAAAGCACGACCTTTAGTTAAGTCGTAAACATCAAATCTATCATCTCGTATCATATCGCCAGATACGTTTACACTTGGATCTCCATCATATGGAGGAGCTAGCCAAACATCAAATGAATCTCCATCTGCCCAATCAGTTACATCTAATCTTTTCTGAAGAGTTAGGCGGAGTTGATTAGCAGTAAGACCAGTTGTTCCTGGACCAGAGCCATTAGCAACATTACAAAAATTTAATGTTGAACCTGCGATATAAACCGAAAAACGCTTATGCCAATTTCCTGTTACGACTAAGTTACCATTAACATTCATCGTGACGATTATGTCATTTGGATTTAATGGGTCGCGAGCGGCTGATGCTATTGATGGGCCGTTATTATCACTAAAAATAGCTCGAGCCATGCATTTAGCAGTTTCTAAGCCACCAAGCTGACCAGGATGAATTCCATCACTTGGAGCAGAAGCACCAGGAACATTTACATAAAATGCATTAGGATGAGTTCCATCCTTTGACGCGGCGCACCAAGCTTTAGCTCCTTTTCGGATCTCATTGACTTGATTTGTACGTCCATAATAATAGTTTGGTGTTGGATGAAGGAATGGTATGGTTTCTACGATTCTTTTAACAGCACCTGTTCTAGAAGTTAAACCATTAAGAACAATACTATTAATACCAGCGTATCCACCACTAGACCCAGTTCCAAATACTCGAAAATCTAAGTCTGTCTGATAATAATGACCCAAAACACCAGCTTCAGCTTCATTATGTCCTTGAATCCAAATCTCATATTCCCATTTACCACCAGCAGTATTAGCTACAAGAGCAAATTGCTGATAACGTAAATTTATAGATCCAATAGGAGTCCATTGCCATGTTGATTGTGCAGTGCCGGCAACCGCGTGACCGAACATTCCAACATTACATCCGATAGTTTCAGATATATAATTGCACAGAGCGGCCGCTCCGGCACCTGGATGATCTCCATTTGAAGTATTCGCGGTTCCAGTTTTAAACTGAGACCAAGTAACTCCAGATACACCAGCTGTAGAATAAACATCACTCGTAGCAAAGATACGAGTGAAAGAGTTTACAGCTAGAGGAGAACCATTAGCTGATGTCGCAGTAGCTAGAGCTGAAGATAATTCTAAATCCCCACTAAGCATGAACGCTCCAGCTAAGCTCTGTCCTGCTATAGCAACATTAACACCCGCGCCAATTCTAGTAGTTCCGTTCTGCCAAACACCAGAGCTATCTAAGATATCTAGATATCCCCAGCGCTTCGTAACGTCTAAACCTGGCACATTAACGATAACCGGACTAGCATTTGCTACAACACTTGTTGCTATCCACTCTGGCTGAAGATCGCCACGAGTAGCTCCACCTGATGAAAAGCGAGCATGAATAGTACCACTAGCTGCAATAGAACTAAACAGAACCGGAACAGAAGCTTGTCCTATTCCAAAACTGCCATCATTAGTGCTGCTTCGTTGTATTATCTGATCAGCCATTAAATTTGTAGCTGACATAGTGGCGGTTCCATTAGCAGCAGGAAGTCCGCCTGTATTGTACAGTGCACGAGTAGCTACGGCTGGAATTGACAATCCAGTGCCAATAACACGTCCAGCATATTCATTCAATGCTGATGGTTGACGAGGTTCGATTAGTTTGAATTGTCTATTAGCCATGATAGTTCTACTTAGTACATCGCTACGATGTTAGTTGCTGTAGTTCCAGTCGCCCAAATTCTACGCGCTCGGATCGGAAGAAATGCTCCAGCTGGAACAGTTTTAAAAACTGTAGCAACACCGACATTATCACCAGCTAATTCAACTTTAATATCACCAGTAGTTCCTACGTAGATCGCTTTAGCGGTAGTAGGAATATCAATACTATCATTAGGTGTTACTGCATAACAGTGAGCAGCTGGGTCGCTAACACTGCTAGGTATTTTGAAATATGGATCTGCCATTTTTATTCCTTAAAAATTTGCAATTTTAGCTGCGTTTTCTGCTTCACGTTTATCAGTATAAAGACCACCTTTACGCTTATAAGATTTTTTACCGCTGTTCCAGTGATATCTAGCGAAGAACTTTTTATCGATCTTTCTAATATACCATTTTTGGTGATCAGCGTCTGGCCCTCCCGTATCATACGTCTCTGCGAGAATATCACACAAGAGTTTAGCCATTTATTCCTCGTTGGTTTCCCCTTTATCTACATCTTCGGATGGAACGTCGATATCCTTAGGATTGTAGATGTATTTTGCGATCTCTTCTCGTCTAGCTTCAATAGCATCTTGAAGCTTACTGCCGAGAAGTTGTTGTATAGCTGTTTCAAATTCAACTGGTTGAGCGTTCAAAGCTAAATTAACAGCATCATTCGTTTCATATTTATCCATTACTTATCCTCGTCATTTGGCATTGGTGGTAGATCTGGATGTTCATTAAATCCATTTTGATCTGGATCAACAACCGCTCTATTAAACTGCGGATTGAGAAGTTCAATAGCGATTTGTTCATCCATCTCTTCAATTTCTTCGTCATCCTGACGCAATATATTTTTACGAATCCATTCGGCCGAATAGTAGATTCCAACATACGGCTGCACTGTTTCAAGTGCTTGATTACGCATATTGAATATTTCTAGTTCTTTAAGTTCAGAAAAATAATTGTCTCTAGCAAACCTAAAAGAAATATCATCTTTTATCGCTGCCCAATCGTCATAAGTTACGATTCCTTTTAGAATCAACTGACGCTCTAAGACACTTAGAAATAGTTTAGTAAATTTAGTTCGTAAACGATCTATAAATTTAGCAAATTTAATCTCATCACGGCTTATCTGAGTAGCTCGACCCAGATCAAACATAGCTTCAGAGTCTAGACGCGTGACTGGAACATTAAGTGAACGATATAGTTGTTTTTGGAAATAAAGAACATCGTCCATTTCTCCAAGATTTTGGCCTCCAGCCAAAGTATCTACTTCAGTACCTCGTCCACCCTCTCTACGAGGTAGCCAATAATCTTCGAGCATCGTCATATATTTACGATCATCACGAATCTCACCAGAACCAGCATCATATACTAGCCGATTCTTATGTTTAGTCATGATATCTTTCATATATTGTTCGGCCTTCATCTTAGGAAGGTTTCCAACATCGACATACCAGATGCGGCGTTCTGGAGCTCTTGAAAGACGATAGATGATAGCAGCATTTTCAAGAGTACGAAGCTGATTGCACTCACGTATACATTTCTGTAAGTAACTAAGAACCATGTTGCCATCTGGATTTGTTAATCCGGAGCTAATCAGAACTATGGAATCTCTGGCGATCTTAAGACCACCCATGCTACCGTTATTAGCAAACCCTGGTGTAGTTTGTTTAGATGAAAAACCCTTCTCACTGTAGATGTAATATTCATTAACAGTTTGATTTAAAGCGGCGTCGGCTTGTAGACCGTTTCCTTGGTTTTGTATAGGAGTCTTTTTAATCTCACGGATCTTACGGATCTTACGTGGATCTAGATATCTAAGTTCTTTAATTCCATTTTTTTGATTTTCGTCAATAATAACGTGATAGTAAAGTCTACCATCTACATACCATCTACGGAATACGTCATAAGGACTATTTCTGAAATCAAGCAACTTTAAGACATTAACAAACTCAGAAGTAATAACTTTTTTAATTTTATCTGAAACGTTAACATCGTCTAAAACAACATCTACTACTTCATGATCGTCATCTAGAGTTATAGCTTCATTAACAATTTCATCTATAGCCGAATCTACTTCAGGCTGTTGAGCTATCTCTCTATATTTGCTGATCATATCAGCTTCGTTCCTGACGGTTCCGTCCAGGTCTAGTGCCGTACTATAGGCTCCACCGAGTGCTGCTGATGATACAACAACGGCACCATCATCATCTAGAGGCGGTGCGAAAGATACGACTGACTGCTCAGCCTGTGTCTTTTTCTTAATCTCGAATCCAAATAGATTCATTAATATCTCCAAAACAATGAAAGGGGCTTAATGGCCCCTTTCATCTAATTCCAAAAGTGGACCTTCTCAGTTATTTAGTAACTTAAAAGAAGGTGCCACCATTAGATGTGGCTGAAGCTAGATCCCACCAATCATATGCAAAGGTAACATCGAAGGTTTCGATCTGGTTCTTATTATCCCAACTTAATTCGATAGTACCAACATTTGTCGGAAAGATACCTACCATTTCATATGATCGTAGTTCGTTACCATCCTTACCATACTGTGTGATAACAGCGCTCATCTTATAGTTGATATCTTGACGAAGATTTTCGACTGGAGAATTCATATAACGTGACCAACGTTCCATTAGATCACGTACAGCAAAGTCTTCATCATTAATAACGCTTACATTCCAATCTGGATATGTTGCATCACCTGATACTTTAATATCACGACCAAAATATCCGACTGGTACCGAGTCTACTATTGCTGGTGGAAGATTAGATGCTCTTCACATAAATTTGATCTTGTCCATTCCACCACCAAGATCTGTACCTGAAGGTACATCATTGATCTCAATGCTGAAAAGAGTTGGACGTGCACCATGATATGTCAGACCACGTGACTTGAACTCTTGTAGATTAAATGCCATGGTGTTCTCCTTTTATCGTATTTATTCGTTTACGAGCAGCAGACATCTTAGCCTTTGTTTCCTCCGAGTACTTTCTGCCCTTCATGCCAATTATGCCTTAAGCGATTAGTATTGGTTAACGCTTCTAAAGAGGTTATCAATTAGAAGCGTTAACCAATATTATTTTAAAATTGTCCGATAACTTCATTGAACTGTACACCACTACGAACAGCGATGAAGTTAAGTTGGATAGTATTGATCGCTCTTGCTGGTTTGATGTAGATATCACCAACGAATTGTTCATTGTCTACTACATCAGGAGTGTTGTTAGTACTGTCGCAGATAACTGCGAAATCAGTAATACCACGACGCCCCTTGATATTACGTAGATAAGGAACTACACGACTCTTAAACTGAGCCTGTGTGAATGGATCGTTGAATTCAAATAGCTGGTTCTTAGCATCATTAGCGATAGCCTTCTCGATCACGATGAATAGACGACGCACGTTGATGCGGCTGAATGCTGAGTTCTTTGCGAGTCCAGTTTTATCACCAAACAGATAAGTTCCATTTCCTCTTTCGGAAATAACTGGATTAATGTTTGCTGCATATAGTTGATCGCGAGCTGCTGGAGTTGGGTTCCAAGCTAGCTTTACGACATTCTTAATCTGGCCACGAGCAATTCCTGCAAATGACCACCATGGATCATTCGTTTTATCGCAACGTGCTGCTAGTCCAGCGATATCACCATTTAGCGGAATCCAACGATATACATCGTTATATGTGTCGTACATATACTTGTAACCGGTGTCCATAAACCTATAAGATGATGGACGGATCTGAGCACCGAAAGCAGTAACACTATCGGTGCGCTGACCAGCATTATTAACAACCGTTTCCTTAGGTGGAGAAACGAAAGCTACACAATCTTTACGACCTTCAGCGACATTATCGATGATGTAATTAGCAAGAGTTGCTCCATCTGAATTACGAGCCTTACCAGTTAGTACTAGTGAGATATCGATCTCATTAGGAGCTTTGAATAGATCATAGCCCTGAGCAACAGCAGATAGCGAAACGCTTGTTTCATCAGCGCCATCTGAACCACCCTGGAAAGTTATGTTCTGCGATGTTACGGTCGAAGCACTGCTTACTGTTGCAGCGTTAGCTGAAGCTGCACCAGTGCGATCATTAGCCCACCAGATGTAAGATGATTGATTGTTCAAAACATCCTTATAGTAGTTCACACTACCATCAGGAGTCTTAGCGTCAGTTGCACGAGATAGTCCAACATATGTTTCTAGAATAGAACCAGGAACACCCGTAAACTTACCACCATCATCGATAACTACTAAGTGAACTTCATCTGCTGCAGCAGTGTTACCAAATGAACTCACATAAGCTGAAGTGCCTGGAGCACCACTAACACGATTATAGAATTCCCAGTAACGATCAACAGTGCTTGCTGACCAATTCGCTGAAAGACGGAACGGGGTAGCAAAGTTAATCTGGAAGGTAGCGATAGTACTATTAGATGTAACGATACCTACAGATTGTACTTTAAGGTACTGAGTACCGATACTACTGTTACCAATCTTTATCTGGTCACCAGTCTGAAGTGAATTGTAGATAGAGAATGCTGCAGCGTTTGCTGTTGCCTGAGTTCCAGAACCAGTAAAGCCAAATGATAGTGTAGCAGTAGAAGAACCAACATTAATAGCTAGGTTTGAACTAGTCGAAACATCACTATTAGCTACTAGGTTAAGGTTACGATAAAAAGCATTAGCAGAGTCGCACTGTGAAACACGAAGAGTATTTCCTAGATCCCCAGGGAAACGAGCAACATACGCGACATTAGCACTGAACGTTACATTAGCATAAGCATCAGGATTATTAACTGTTTGCGTGTTTGCTGATGGAGGGGTTGAAGACGAGAAAACTGCCATAGCAGAGGTCGCAGTTCCAACACGGACTAATGTTAGATCATTAGAATACGCAAGAAAACTTGCTGCAGTGAACCATGTCTCTGCATTAAAATTAGTTGGTTTTCCAGCCTGTGATACTAGATCTGACTCTGATGTAACTTTGAAGCGCTGTCCTACAGGGCCCCAACGAAATACACCAGCGAGCGCCGCCTGAGTTGAAGAAACCGATGCAATGCCAGTTGATAGATCGATTTCAGAAACATTGACGCCTGGACTTACTGTAAACATTGGATATTCTCCTCTTCGTCCAATACGGATAGTTTCTCTTATTTATTCAGTATGGTACCTTACCAGTCGCCCATCCAATTCCAGCCTTTAGGAGCTTCATCGATATAATCTGGTTCATCACCATTATAAACAAACCCAAACGGAGTTAATTCATCTTCCATTTCTTCATCAGTTTTCTCTTTCAGCTTCATTAAAGTATGAATGTCAGTCAGTTCTTTAAAATAAGGCTGATTAGTCATCCACGCGAAGTGAACGAGAGACATGACTAGGTCATCATGTTTACCAGGTTCAGCTTCGTAGCTCTTGCCTTTACGACTAAAAGTAGATAGTTCATGAATAGTTTCAAAGTCATTAACGACTAATTGTTGTTGTTCGATGAGCATCTTAAGCATAGCACACCCCTGCTGCTTAACAGGCATCGTTACTCTGATTCCCATATCAACAGACTTGCCACCGAATGCAGTGATACGTTTACCAGCTCGACCGGCGTTCTCGACGAATAAAAGACCTTCGTATTCGTATTCCTCGTGAACAAGTCGCGCTACTTCATCACCAATGTCATTAAGCTCGACTAAAACTACGGCTTTGTTATAGGACTGAAGGATCGGAATGAGCATCTTTACGTAATCTGATGGTAGAACCATATTATTACGATATGTACAGACCTGTTGATAGGGCATCTCTGTAACATCGATGATACTAAAAGCTGAGAAGTCGAGCCCCTTTCCTCGAGATACATCGACCATGCAAACATACACATGGTCTTGAATAGGGTCGTAGTATTTGTATAAACCTTCTCGAGCGAATATAGGATTACGATGAACTAGGTTCTTAAGAGCCTGACCGTTAATGAGCGTGTTAGAGCTACCAAGGAACTCAACACAGTACTCCTGATTGAACTTCTCTTCGTCGTTAGACATACCCTGTAGAACAGACTTCTTCCAAGCCTCGTCTCTACCAGGAACCTGATACCACATGACTCGAGTCGGATTGTACTCGTTTCGCTTAGGCTGTCCTGTTCCTCCGGCCTCGACCCATAGCTTATGGAAGTGGTTCAGCCCATTTGGAGTAGAGACTAGAACGATCTTAGTGGTCTTACCGGATGAAATGGTTGGGAAGACCGAGGTGAAGAACTCATCCCAGTTCTCGATGAAGGCTGCCTCATCGATGAATAGCAT